GACTCCGTATGCTTGAACGTATGCGTGTTATTTATATCTGTGGAATTCGTGAAAGGATTCACGACATCGGCAATATAATCCATGTTGGGCCTGTAAGCATCACCGCTTGAAAGGCTAAAATAAGGGAATGAAAGTGACATATCCGAATTTCCGGAAAACAGATCATAGATGCAGTTGTCATAATCGCTTTGATCGGGGATTGAGGAGCAGAGTGGTGGCACGTACTTCGACCAAATGAGGTCATAGGTAGGGAAGGACTCCGGGCCGGACACATTATCGAGTACCGGGTGAAAACTTCGTGGGTTGTCGTCTGTGTCCCCCACAAGAGTGACAATTTTGTACTTCAACTTTCTATCGCAGGTACTCCCGCCATCCACAACAACCTCGGAATTCGGATTCGTTATCCTGAGATCGAAACCCAGGTATGCTGATTCCGTGGTTCCCTGAAAGTAAGTGGACAACCTCTGGTCGTAAGAAAGTTGTGCAAGGTAACTGCGATCCGTGATACCCATAGCCTCAAGGGTCTTTGGTGCATTTACTTGGAAGGCATACTGTGAAGTGTCCCCTACGGATACCAGAATAGGCGTTATGGTAACATCTTCAGTTTTAATGAGGGATCTATCAAGTACCTTGAACATGGCGAGCATTTCAAGCTCAGTGCCTTCTATGGATATTTTCCGGGCAGCACTGTACGAAGTGAAAGAGATTGGTGTGTTCTGCCAGTCAGTAATACTTTTGTTCGAATGAGGGAGTGAGACACTTTCAGAAAATTTAACTCGAACCATAGGGTTTCTGTGTCTTGATGTTGCTACAACATAGTTCGTTGACACGTAGTCAGGATGGACATAGATATGCTCTTCTCTGTGTTGCTGAATGGCTTTTGCCAACTCGCCCCATAGCCTGATTGGTTGTGGGTTTCCGGAGTCATCGAGGTAGTGGGTGTACGTGAGTTCCCCGACTTTGGCTCCCGCTGAGTCCCTCACATAGAAGTGAATGATAAGGCTCCCTGTGGCGTGGTAAGGCTTCAGGCCCGAGACAAGGATGTCACTGTCCGGGTTCGTTAATTTGTATTGATACCCTGAGTCCTTTGAAATCTTGAACTGGCGGTAAAGGCCACCTCGAACCGGGTAATTTTCATAATCAGTGTCCCCCTGGATTGTTTCAGTACCCCAAAGAAATAAAGGTGCGTTTGCAAACAAGTTGTCCGAGAATTCACCGCTGTCACTTATGATCGGGTAATCCGTTGCAAAGTCAATAGGGTTCGTGAACAGTGTAGACGCATAATTTTTGAAGTCGGCACTATCCGCAGACACAGGTGTGTAGGTGATTCCGGAACCGCTGTTGTATGAAAGAACGTCCAGGGCAACAGAGACGTTGACTGACGACACAAGATCGTGAACTTCCATTCTTACCTCATTATCCGCATCGCCATCCAGATCAATACCCCCATGGGCAGCGTCTACATAGTGGTTACTGTCGCCCTCACGGTATCCGTTGGCTTCCAAAACAAAAGCACTTATGAGCGTGTTAGACCCTACTACCTGCGGATTCGATGGATCTACACATTCCATCTCATACTCGCCTACTTCAACATCTTCTCCAACCCCATAGATAACCAATGCGTCACTGTTCGGTTTGTCGTTCCCCCCGCTGAAAGAGGGATCTGAGATGATTCCCGTGTCACTCGACACAGTATCCGACTCAATCACGTCAATGTTGATCTCAAGATCACTGTCCCCTGTGTAGTCCCCCGTGATCTCAATGTCACCAGACCCTTGTTTGTACACATCGGGAACCGGAAATTTGTCGGTCGTCGCTGTCGAGTTGGCCTCAAGCCTTACCGGAGTTTTTCCGTCACCGTGGAGAAAAAGTTCATGTCCCATTAAATGTCTCCTTTGAGCCTATATGTTCTTGCTATCTCAGGCATGAGCATGTTTTGCACAAAATCCTCAGCACCTGATTGATCAAGTGTTTTGAATGTCACATCCATTTGTAAATTGAGGTTGCTTGTAGCGATCTCAGATGCCGTTGCACCCCCCTGACTACCGCCTGTTTGGACGAGGCCACCGTCGTGATACTTCGGCCAGGCTTTCTGCCCCTCGTTCAACTTACGCAGTTTAGAGAGTCCCAACCTGCGTACTACTTCTTTGTTTAACACAAACTCGCCTCTTTCTAAAAGGGCCGGGACTTCATTTTTTTGCACGGACTGCCCGAGAGGTGTCTGGGGCATCCCCATTTTACTTACTAATTTCGCAAGTGTGTTCTGTGCTGCGGAGGCCACGGAGTCCCCGCCCGGAACTTGGCCACCCGCCATCATAGTGACAGGAGACTGATCAAGCAATTTTCTAGCAGCCTCTGCTAAAAAGTCGTCGTGCATTTTCTCCATTTGGCTTGAAGTCGTCGTGTAGTCAATTCGTGGAGCGGTCATCTTAACTCCGTAGGAGTCGTTCATATTGTCTCTCAATGCAAGAAAGTACCCATTTATGACACTCATATAATCGTTTATTTGGTTAAACAGACCATGTGCTCCTGTATGGTTGTATATTTCTCCGCTAGAGTACAAATCGTATGTTTTTTTATAGTTATCAAAATCTTTAAATAGCTTCTCAGGGCCGTACTCAGAAAGGTCAGAAACAAATACGTTATCACTTTTTCTCAGGTAACTTGGGGTTCTGCTGATGGATGACTCCATGAGTGCCTCTATGTCAAGCTCAACGGCTTTTGATGTCCCAGGGGCCACTGCTGTGTCCACAATTTCTTTTACATAGTCCTTTACCCCAAGACCTCGAACGAAGCCTCCAAAGGCCATCTTGACAAATTTATTATTGTGGTAGTCCTCGTTTAAGTTAGTGAGTTTATCAACACCTAACTTTCGAACAGCCTCTTTCCGAAGAACAAATTCTCCCTCTTCGAGAAGGGCAGGAACCCGGTCGCCACCACCGTAACCTCTGCGGCCCACACGGCCACCACGAGCGAATTTCTCAACATCACTGCTTGAACTCATCCGGTTCGCCAAGTCGTCGAGGATACTCGCATAAGTCGATTTCAGTTGTCTTGAGCTTAAATTCGATGAAGAGAAAGACGGTGCTGAAAAATCGACACCCATTTGTTTCCCCGCAGTGTTCATGAGAGTTTCAAAGTACCTATTTATGTTGTCCACGAGTTCATCCAATGCCGTCTTGTACAGACCACGGTCAATTACTGACGAAGCCCCGGACATTTGTTTTTTGAGCATGTCGGCCATGTCAAACATGTACCCAGTTCCCTTTTTATCCACTCCGGCTTTTAGTTTAGGGGATGAGGACTCGGAAAAAGACTTGAGAACGTCGAGTAGCAGATAATCAATGGCTGCAAAACGATTGACTGTATTAGAAGCGGGTGAGGAAACCACGCCCCCTTTCGCCATTCTAATCGGAGAAAGACTGTTCATCTGTCGAAGTGTGGCTTCACCGATCATCCGGGTTGCCTCCTTCCGGAGAACAAATTCACCTTTTTCGAGAAGAGCAGGAACCCGGTCGCCACCACCGTAACCCCGTTCACCCACTCGCCCACCACGGGCAAATTTCTTAGCGGGTGTGCCACTTGAGCTACCGTGAAGGTTTGTCCAAATATCCTGTGACTCAGCATCCAGTTCAAGATGTATGGGAACCATAATGGGAGTGGATTCTATCTCTGACTTCACGTCGTCAAAGTCACCTTTAACCTTATCCAGATTAAACTCAGCATCCTCTATGAACTCTATGTCCACGGAGGCCAAGTCTTTAATACCCCCCAGGGTGTCTTTTAGGGCATTCAAGTTAGAGTCTGTCTCACTTGCGGGTTTAATAACTAATTCAATAACATCTGCTGCTCCCCGCAACTCCCCAAGTTTGCCTATAATTTTTTCAATATTTTGCGTAGAACCTTCGGCCAACTTAGCGAATTTATCAATGTTTCCATCAATAGATATTCCAACATTTTTCAACTTGGCTATCATTGACACTTGAGCTTTATCAGCAGTTGCGATAACTTTGCTAAACTCCTGCACCTTCTTTTGGTACCCACCAAGAGATTTTTCCGCAGAGGACAAAGCCTCCTTACTACCCTCCTTAATCGTCCGATTCATGTCATCGTTAGCAATTTTGGCCCCGCTCATGGATGACCCGACCCCACGAATCGCATTGGCGTAAGAGTTGTAAGCACCCTCGTTAAGTTTATCCTTATTCTTGGCCAGTGTAGACCCAAACGATGCCGTGGCACTCGATGCCTCATTGCTCCGGGTTGCCACTTCTTTTGCGGACTCTTTGAGTCGGTCAACTGCATCGATGTACGCCTGGGAATTTCGTTTGCCTTCGGGGAACCTTTCATTTAAGTCTGCAATCCCCTCATTAAGTTCCTGCGTCGCATCATTCAGCCTACTCTCGGCTTTAATCATTTTTGAGTAACTATCACGAACTTCGTCAGTGGCTCTTCTATTTTTGCCCATGACCTTATTGTAGGTGTCACCCGTCTTTTCAATATTCTTACTAATGCTATCCGCAGAACTGTCCATCCCATCGGATGCTTCGTCGTAGAGCTTACGGAAAGCATCTATTTTCTCGGAGATAGAGTCAACAAGATCCTGTACGGCATCACGTTCTTTTTTCTTCATCTCCATGAAAAGATCGTGGTACTCCTGAGCGGATTTCAGTACGTCTTTATTGTACTTCTTCTCATTATCTAATCTTTTCTGAAGAGCAGCTTTTTCCTTTTCAATAATCGATTCAGCTTGATCTATGATAAATTCTGCTCTGTGTTTTGTCTGATCGTCGGACAACTCACTGCGTTTTGTGTCAAGTGTGGCCATGCCGTCTTGATACGCTTTATAACTTATCAACCTACTTTCATATTCTTTTCGTAATTTTTCGGTTTCCTGAAAAAGTTCAACTTTCCTATCTTCAGCATAGGTTCTTGCCGACTCGGCAATATCCTTGTCAAACTGAGTCATGATTTCCTTAGCGGATTCAACAGACTTTTCAAAATCCCCAAACTCGTCGTTAAGACCCTGCATTGCGTCAGCCAAGGCCACGACTCTTGTTTCCATCAGCATGAATTCTGTGGAACCCGAACCGCCCGCTTCAGCCAGGGCAGACATGCTTGCATTCAAATTATCAAGTTCAGTCTTGGCATTCAGGTAGGCAGCTCGTGCTTCCCCGAACAGCTTCGAGTGTGTGTCTATGTCCAAGTTCATCTCTGATAAAGTTTCTTTAAATCTAGTGTAGGCTGCATCAGTGTCAATCAACGCCTGTGTGACTGCCAGATGTACAAGCTCAGAATCTGACATAGCCTTAATATGCTCAAGGGTGAGATCTATTTGAACCCTCTGTCCGTTTGTTGCATTGACCCTGAGATCCTGTAAATCTCTTATCTTACTGAGAAGTAACTCTGTACCACCTGCCTCATTCTCAAGTGCCGTAATATTGATGGCACTTTGCCTGGCCACTGCGTCCATCGTCGCAATGTTATTTTGAAGGACTCCTCGATAACTTTCATTTACGGTAATGGCATCAAGAATGCTAGACGTGTTCTCGTTGTTCTTTACGGTAACGCCTTCCGTGATCTGCCTCGCTTTCAGCATAGCAACACTGGCTTTGTTTACATCCTCAACCAGGCTCCCCAATGCCTCCGAGGTACTCGTGATAGACAACACGTACAAATCGAAATTTGCACCACGTTCCTGCTCTTCTCTTTTAAGCCGAAGCTCCTCAAGTTTGGCGATTAAATCATCTATGCCATTCATCTGAGCTACCCGGATTCCGTTGATGACCTCCTCGCTTTCCCCTTGTTTCTTCAAGGCTTCTACCATCATGTCAATGCTGTTCAGTCTATCCTGCTCAGAAGTTTCAACATCTCGAAGAATATCAATCGTGTCTCGATAGCCAGTCTTTAAAATTTTATTCGTGTTAACCTGCTTTTGAAGTGCTTTTGTCAAATGAGCTGTGGTTTTCTCATACTTCTCGGACTCTTTGACCAATTTAGACATTTTGTCCCGCAGATAATCCATGCCGATACCAAAGGGTGATGTGATCGGATTAGACTTTAGGATTGCGGACACGGAGGTATGCAGGACATCCATACTATCTTGTAACAACTTAGACTTTTCGCCTATCCCGTTAAATGAGTCTAGCAATACATTCGCCATATTAAGAACGACATTACTTAAATCAGTAAATGACTCAATCAAATCCTGATTGTTATTCAGGGTGTATGTGAGTTTGTCCGCCAAATCTTTCAGTGAGGGTGACAACTCATCCCCTATAGATATGTGAAGGTTTTCAAGAGTGTTCTTCAGAATAGCAGTTTTACCCGCAAGAGTAGACATTTGAAGGGCAGCGTTTACAGTTGCGTCACTCGTTCCTGTGATCTTAGCCCCAAGCTGATCGAAAGCATCCACATTAGCAATTAAGGCCGTGGCCGAGGCAGCGATCCTTTTGTCAAGACCGGAGTAGGCACTCTGCACGTCAAATCCTGCGTCCCGCAATGTACGGAGAGTAGCCGACAGACCGTGAACTCTAGGGTCAACGTCTTCTACCGTGAGTCCTACTTTCTCCAATTCTTTCCTAAACTTGGCGGTTGGGGCCAACAGCTTACCAAAGATACCCCGGAGGCCCGTGGCAGCCGTTGAAGCCTTTAGACCTGCGTTGTTCAGTGTTCCAAGGGCGGCAGCCGTTTGCTCCAAAGATATGCCTATTTGGTGGGCTGACACGCCAACGTAGTTGAATGCTGTTCTCAAACCGTCTAATGTCGTTTTACTATTATTTATCGTGGCTGCGAAAAGTTGAGCAACTCTATCCGAGTCAGTGACTTCTAAGTCAAAGGCTCTGATTGAGGTAGTCATGAGATCCGAGGAACTCGCCAAACTACTGAACGTGGCCTGTGCAAGCTCGGCAACACTTCGTATCGCACTCAGGGATTCCTTTGCTGAAAAACCTGCCTGGCCCAGGGTGATGAAACCCTTCGCAATTTCTTTACTTGAAAAGGTGAAGTCTATGGCGACCTTTCTAGCAGCATCCCCAATTTCGTAAAATGTTGAGGCCCCCTCGCCCGTAACTGCGACAGCACCCATAATCATCCGCTCAAACTCAGAGAACTCGTTGATACTTGCTTTCAAATTTTCTTTAAAGAAATCAACAGCTTCACTCGCAACTTTGAAAGCCAGTTTAAAGGCAGCCATTGCTGCAATAACAACTCCCAATCCCGCAGCTACCTGGGGCCCAATAGAGGCCAGTGCTGTCAGGCCATACGAGATCCGGGACATGCTACCACCCGCAAGCATCATGGCTTGGCTGAGTTGGGTAGTGCTTATCGTCATCTTTTTAGTGGAGTTAGATGCAGCTATGTGACCACTTGATAATTTTTTCAGGCTACTTTGCACACCTGCGTACTGACTCTTTAAAAGTTTAAGTTTCTGTGCTTCCTTGTCCGTCAGCTTATTTTTTGACTCAAGATTATGGATAAGACCCTTATATGCCTTCTCAAGATTCCTGAGTTTAGAAAGCATGTTGTCGTAGGCCTTCGCAGCTTTGGCCAGACCAGTGATTTCTTTTACCTGTTCAACATTACTCTTCTTCGTAGCAGCGATAGCCGTTGCTGTCAGTTTAGTAACCTTTTCCTTTTCTTTTTCATACTTCTTTAGAGAACTCACAAGATGATCCAATGTCTTTTTGGATTCCACAGATTCTTTGTTGTCCATTTTGGCCATACTGATCTGCTTTTTAGTGTTCTCTATCAGGGTACTGATGGCTTTATACCTTTTCTCGTAGGAACTGGCCACCTTATTTGAGGACACAATGCCCTTCGCTTCCATCTCAATGAGAATTTTTTGGTCTGCCACGAGTTTTTCGTAACTCGTGGCAGACTTACCGAGAGCGACCGCCATCTCCGATTCCGATGCCTTCAACTGCTGACTTGTACTTGCATACCTGACTTGAGCCTGTGTAGCACCCTCCTGAGCGATTTCTACACTACGGAGAGTCCTGAGCATCAGCTCAAGGTTTCGGGCCCTGTCATCAGCTACTTTGATGGCTTCTTTATTCGCTCCTGCCTCTTCTCTTAACTGCTTCACGTATTGGACTTCAAACCGAATGGACTCTTTTAAGTTAGTGGCTCTCTTTGCATAAGCATCAGCGAGTTGTTTGTAAGACCCAATTCCTTTTGCAATATTCGCAGAAATGTTTGTTATGTTCTGTGCGTGCTTCTGGTCAATGGCACTGTACTGTTTAAGTGACTTTGCTAATTGTGCCGTGGTCGTTTCAAATTTTTTGGTACTTGCTGATACCTTATCAAGAGCAGGAACCTGGGACTCATAGGACTTTTTCAAGTGAGTCAACTCACTATTTAGTTTTCCCGATGCTGCCTGAAGTTCCCCCATTCTTTCAACAAGTGCTTTATCGGCAGACTCCATACCACCTTTCGCATTGATACTCGCCCGAAGAACAGCAATTTCAGCATCAATTACAGCCTTCATCTTTGCAATAGATACGGCAGCATTTTCGTAGCCCTTGCCCATGTCTGCTACTGATTTATTGCCCTTCTTCACCTGGTCATCGATTTCTTTAAGACCGCCACGAGTGCTATGAATCAGTTTATCGACACCTCCAAGAGCAGAGGAGAAGGATTTCATACCCTCCCCGGCACTCTTACCAGAAGTTTTTGCAGATTCTCCAAAGTCCTTCATGGTCTTTTGGAGCGTACTAACTTTCTTGGCTGTGTCGTCTACAACCTTTCCTAGTGCCTTACCAAAGTCACTACTCAGTTTATCACTGAGGGTAATCTCAACTGAACCTTTTGCAACCATAATCAATCACCACTTGTTTTATGCATATCGGAAACCGTCATGTAGGCTGTAAACCACAAGTATATGGTACAACCTGTCCGGGTGTGGATGCTACCTCCGGGGCCTAAACTTTTTAGCTCTCGAAGATTTTTTATCCTTTTGACTCTGTTCCGCAGAACGATTATGTGCCTCAATATACCTATTCACTGGATCAAATTGTTCTCTCAAGTCCCACAAGTTACCTATTTCTCTTTCAGTGTAACTTTCTTTAAGTTCTCGAACCCTTGCCTGGTCGAATCCTGCGAGGACGTTGAGTTGCTCGAGGATATTGAATCCTTCGTCTTTTGACCCCTTTCTTGAACTGATTCTGCAAGAAATGACCCGACTGCTTCGCATAGGTCGTAAACAACTTTTGTTTTTTTTACCCTGATGTCCAACTCGGTGAGGACGTATTTGAGAACCATGTGAAAAACATCATGGAGTAAATCAGCTTGCTGGGCCCAGTAAGGTTCATTCAGCAGTTCTTCCTCAGTGTACCTCTTTTTAGGTGCCATCGTATCGCTCATGTCCTCAGTTACGATAAGGAATACATCGATGATAAACCGTTGCTGTACCGTAAGAATGTTCGCACTCTTCTGCCGATCCAACCGTTTATCTGTGAACTCAATGTTCACTCGGTCATTATCATCCATCGCTTTGATGTAGCTCTTTACCATGGGGTGATCGAGCATACCCATATTTTCAGGCGTATTCAACGTACTGACATCGATGCCAAATCGCTCTAATTTCCTTTCGGCTGCCTGCATAGTGAGAATTGATTTTTGGATCAGCCGAATCTCCGCATCAGAAAGCAACCAATTCGGATCAGTGTTGCCGTCCTCAAATTGTTTACTCAATGTGATATATCGGTAATATGCTTCAAGAAGCCTATCGTTTTTACCAAGAGTGATGACAACCTCTTTGGGTATCGGGATACTTGGAGTTAAATCTGTCTCCAAAGGTATGAGTTCAAAAACTCCATCCGCTGTTTCCTTACAATGAATTGCCTCAATAATATCAATTTCTCGCATGAAATCCCCCTTTGGAAAAATATTGTACCACAAAAACAAAAATACCCCTATGGTGTATGTCAGACCATAGGGGCATCTTTGCTACCCGGCAAGAGAGAGAACCGGGTAGTGTGGAGGAAATTATGAAATGTGGTACAAATCGTCCGTGTGCAGGTAAACCTGGTCAGGAGATTGGGCCGTGGTGTGGAAGTTCGCAGCAGGTTGCTTTTGAACAATCGCCTGGAAAGGCATTGCTGCCCAATCATCCGAGGGTGAAATCTCAAGCTGTCCTGCAATCTCACAGTTCGGATACCAGAAAGTGATGACTTCACCGTTCAAGGTTTCCATTACGAATTCGAAGGGAGCGTGGTATCGGCTACCATTAATCGAGGAATCGAACACCATGTCAGCCAGAGAATCGGCTAGACCCTTTACGAGGGCTCCCGAGGAGTATGTGAACTCTTCAACTGAGATGTCCAATGCCATCTCAACTTTCTCAGAAATCTCAGCATCTTTTTTCCGGGGATAACCTGAGAAGTGTTCCTTCACGGAAGATGTGATGGAGAAGGATGCCTGTTGCAAAGCTCCGATAGAGTCAGTGTGATTCAGGTACGCTTTTGGCGACCAAACCGCTGTGAGCGAGGGAGTATCGCTTTTTGCGTCGCCCGTCTCAACACCAACTGCGAATGTATCACCGAAGTAGTAACCGTGGGTTTTTGAGAAAGTGACTGTTACACCGTCAGTCAAAGTTTGAGCTGCCCCAGTAATGGCTGCTGAGGATGCGTGAGATCCATCAGGCTTGTAGTAGTCGAAAGAATCCACGGTGACTGCTGCTGCGACCACGTAACCGAGAGAAGTGTTTGCCACGGTTACTGCACACGCTGTGGCAGGCCCGGCTGTGGCAGAAATGAGAACTTGTGTGTCCCCGTGGGGGTTTGTCCACGCTTCCGCAGTTCCCGCTGCTCCCGCAAGGGAAATTGCTGTTGCAATTTCATTGACAATCGTGTCAATAGAGAGTGCAGCATCATCGGTGAAGGTAACAGCAACTGAAGTACCATCAATGGTAAATGTCAAAGTGTTATCACCTGTTGCCGTGGACATATCAAAAGTGTCCCCTGAGTTCGTACCAAGCAGAGTTCCAGGTGTGTCAACGATAGTCACAAGAAATGCACCGTCAAGTGATCCTGTGTAGTTCGTTCCTGTATTGGCAACCATTTCAGTTGACAGTGTGGCAGAACCAGACGCAGGGTAAAGACGTGGAGCAATTACACTGCCGTTTCCGACTTCTGCAACACGAGGAGTAACAGCACCCATACGAACTTGAGCAAAACCGATGACGAGAGCGTTGGGGTCTTTTGTGTGAGAACCATTAAGATAGTCACGAGAAGCACCCGTATAGACTGCTCTGTACGCCAGATCCTGATTCGTGTAGGAGCTATTCAGAAGACCTTCAAAATCAAGCTGAAGACCAACCCAGTCATCCTGAGTTGAAATATTCAGATCGGGTGAGAGATTCGTGTTACCACAGTAAATTGACACGCCACCACCACTCATCTTTTCAAAAAGCATCTCTGTGGCGAATCTGCGACTGTTGCCCCCGTTGGCTCTTTCCAAAGCAGCTTCGATCAGGCCGAGAACGATGGATGAACCAATTTCCTCGGAAACAACCGACATGGTTACATTGTTTTCTTCCAGGATACGGGCAGATTCAAGTTTTGGATACCCACATTCGTGAGTTTTGAAACTCGCATCAGCAGAGAATGTTCCGGATTGAATACAACCGATAGACTCATCCTCAGTAAGTGGCGATGTTGCGGAGTCAGCCTGAGTGTCGCTAAAGGCTGATCCCTCGATAATTTCTTTTACCCGAAAACCCGGAACTCCGATGAGTAGATCATCGGTGTTCAGTGTTAAGGGTTGGTGCGTCAGTTGACGTGTCATATTATGATCTCCTTGTTAATTTATAACTCGAGGGAATCTCACATCGAGAGAAAAAGGCAAGATGTATCTTCCATCATTACCATTATACCCATTGCCATCTCGCAAGTCTTGTATCCACCCCGGAGTAATTTCAGTATAATCGGCAATATTTTCCGATCCATTCGGGTTCCACACACGATAACTCAGTCCGGGCTTGAATTGTTCCTTCAACGCATTGATTACATGAACGTGCTCTCTGTGCTTTAAGTTCTTGAATTCTACCCGGAAATTGATGATTCGGTAGCTCTTTCGAGTGCTCAATTCAAACGGGTTTGTGGGCCCAAGGCCATAGATTACGATGATACTCGAGTCCTGTACCTCATCCCGCATTCTCCTCAGATCGTGTTCAAATAGAAACAGAGTCATGTCCGCAGTAGTAGGGTGACTTGCGATTAAAGTCTTCCGTGCCTCGGCCATATTCCACATAAGGGAACACTCCAAAACATCATAATCACGATATGCTGACACCATAAGTCCACCGCCTCTTTTTTTATTATACGCCCGCAGTGATGATTCTCACAACGTCCTCGTAAGTTTTGTAGGGTTGTGTATTCAATTTATGGATAAGTGAATCCACACTTTCCTGGAAGTATTCACGTAAGATAAGAATGGCGGGTCGTTTTGGTTGATTGTCGTCCCCCTCATTAAATACCACCCACTTGGCGTTGTCTGAACTCCACTCAAATGAGGTAAAGTCATCACTCGACGCAACTTTATCGACATCCTGAGAAAACACTTCTTTTGTGGCAATATTCTTTTTCCGGAAAAACATAGGGTTTGCCTTCTTCTCTTTAGTGGCAAGATACTCATCACTTAACGCAGGTAATCTAATGTCCCCGAAAACCAACTCATTAGGGCCATAGGAATCAAGCAAGTCTCTCAGCATACCGAGATCCCTTCTCATTTGTTTATGGACGAATTTATTAAACGCATTCACCACGGCCCTTCTGCCCTTGTCTATGTATTCCTCCGCACTCTTTCCATCAACTTTTATGTGCCATACCCAGTCTGCGGGAACCCCCCGCACATTGATAAACGATTTTAGGTAAGTGGCCAAAACTTTTTGTTCAATTCCCGGTATAAGGTTATTTGAAAGAAAATCGCCAGTGATAACTTCAATGTGTATCGTAGGTGATGAAGTGCTACCCGACATTCTCCGCTTCCTCGCTCTCCCCGAGGCGGTAAATCGACACGCCCTGTGCGTCCGGTTCTGCGTACTTCACGATGTACTTATCGTGCTGTAACAGGCCATGCACAATGCTTCCTGACTTGATCTCGATAATTGAGTTCATCGGAACATTGATATTCTTAGGAAGACGTAGGAAAAACTCATCTTTTGGCTCGTTGTTTGGCTCTTGGTAGTAGAACTCTGCTGAAGCGATTGACCCACGGATGTCAACCGCTGTGGTTCCCACAATCTCAGAAATGATGCCTGTGTCTGCGTTCATGACTTCTGTCTTACTCAGCACATCTATGAGGACATTACAGGAGTAAGCCTCACACGAATATTGCGTGGGCTTCTCATCGATAGACCAAGGAAATGCTGCTTGCTCAAGGACAAGCCGGGCGACGAGAGTCCACTCCTCGTCCACAGTCCCCAAGTTCATCACGATATAATCCCCGCCTTCGAGCATGACTTCACCCGATTTCAGATACTCTTTGGCACACGTCACGCCAATGCGGTCATAGGCTGCTGATTTTCTTTTCACATCGGATGAAAACTGTTTGAACTTAAAAGGTACGTGGATGGATGAGTACACGTTGTTACTGTGATACCTTATTCCAGTCACATTATGGTGCACCATTCTGCCTGTCACTCTGGCCAGTTTAATGCTCATGTCAGCTACCTATCAGTCCCTGACTGACTCCTGTAATAGGGTTGTAGGCAGAGGGTGCAAGAACGAGGCCCGCTGACACAGGCACAACATCTTCATCAATTTCCGGAAATACATCGTCGGCCTGGCCACGGAGAGTGGCTGCCAAAGCGTCCCAATCAATTTTATCTAACTCTGCCTGACTTTTGTTATCGGTCAATCTAAAGACTCTGCCTTTGCAGTACGTTTCACAAAGTTTCGCAGCCGATAAATAAGTGAAACCAAGTTTAATCAGACTCTGATTATCCGCTGACATAGTGTCATAGTCCGGATAATCAGAGTTAATCTGAATGGTTTCCTTCAGGTAATACGAAGGTAGGGCGATGGTGGCATCTGTAAGCTCATCCTCATCAAGTCCGGCACAGTGTGCCCTTATCATATCGAATCTATCTGTAAAACCTACACTGGGATCAAATGCCACGTTGTGCCTCCGTTACCTGGATGCCCTGTTTCTTGCTTTAAGTTGAGACTTCACCTTTCGGACGGCTTCAGCCTGCTCTGCGTTTGAGAAAACAGAGGTCGGTGTGTCAGGGTCTTGCATACCAAACTCGTCGTTTCCCTTAGACCTGTGTGCTTGGGCAACCGTCATCCTGTCAATTTTGTCGGCATCCGGTTCATGCTCAAGTCCTGGGTTCATTTTTACCATACCTTCGCAGTATTCTGCCACCGCATCCGCTCTTTTCTTCCTCAGTTTAAGCACACTCTGCATTTCTTTTTCGTAGCGGGCTTTCGAGATCGGGAAGAATGGACGTACCATCGGGGCCACCCCACCTGTGTGGTTTACAGACATAACGAGATTTCTGATTGCATCGGCTTCCGAAGGTGCGAGACGGTCACGGAAGTATGTACAATCCCATTTCTTGTGGGGCCGTTCAGGTGTATCAACCATTTGGTTGTACTCGGGATCGATGTAAAGTGACCTGCTGACAACATCAACTATTTCCATTGCATCATATATCTTGGCATGAATTTCGTCACTCTCTTCTTTCGAGATACCTTTTTTGTTGGGGTCAACCCCGAGAATCTTCTGCACAGTCTCAAAGGAGACTGGTTTAATTAACCTGAAGTACATGTAGTCATTATCTTTCACGTTAGCTTTTTTCGCCCCCGTAAACTTAAATGTACTTTCAGCCTCTATATGCTCAATTTTTATTCCGGTCATAGTAAGAACCTCCTTATGTAAAGCATACACTAAAATATGAAATAAAAAAAGGACACCGTAGGGGTAACGGTGTCCTTTTATTTACAACCTTAAAATTAGGAGGGTAAATCTTAGGTTGTCAGGGTGAGAGAAAGTACCTGGCAGGCATCTCGGAAGCTAGGCAGGATCTCGATGCCATCGATGATGGTAGAAATCTGCTTGTAGTTCTGATGTTGCATGTCATAGCCCGTGTCATTCACTTCGCCACCCGCTTTTACAACTCGTGCAATCGACTCTTTAGTATCGAGCAGAAGGATGAGGTTGTCAGAGATGGTTCCGTCGGCAGTAATCAAAGCTGAAGGACTCTGACCAAGGAAGTCAGTGTTCAACAGTCTAGGCATATCCGGATACGCTGTTTGAGCCAGTACACGAAGTTGATCGAACTGGATCATGTTTGCGGGAGGAGTTGCTGAGATGTAGCTGTGATAAGAAGCCAGGTTCTGAATGGCCAGATTGGGCTTGTAGGGTCGCATGGCGTGAAGGAAAGAACTCAGTGCAAAGTAGCTGATCTCGCCCGCTGCTGCAATCGTACTGTCGTACACGTCGGCTTTTGTTACCGTAGCACCTGTGGTCAAACCATAGATTGAATCACCACTCAGAAGAACTGAAATGATGTGCTCAAAATAGGACTTGCGTTCACGGAGTCCCGCTCTTGCAACTGCTTTTGCGAAAAGTTTCATTTCCACGTTGTCTGCGAATTCTTTGGAGAAAGCAAGACCGATGCCGTGCTTAATCATAGTCCCGGTGTAACCACTTTGTGTCATGTGGCTGACAGGAACTTCAGCATTCTCACCGATCCTATGAAGGCGACGGTTTCTGAATTGACTGTCGTTCACACGGATCTGCTTGTAGGTGTCTTCCTTCTGAGTCCGTGTGTATGCAAAGAGCATATTGGGATCATACTCTGCATCACGAATGGGCTCCCAGAAAACCATATCTTTCAGGAAAGAACCAAACAGGGCACTGTTCGCAGGAGTGTGGGCAATCGTGTAAGCCAGAGGAACAGTGGATTTCGGTTCGTTAGGCCGAGAGGGTGAACTCTTGAAGCCATACCGAATATACTGTCTCTGAATTGCACTCAGTTGCCCCAGGGGTGAATCTGCGGAGTAGTTAGAGGAAGGGTCAAGCTCTTCCATGTACTCAGCAAGACTAAGTCCTTTTTCGTTTGCGTAAGTGACCATTGAGGGGTCAATAACTACCTGAGAAAAGTCGGATACAGGTGCAACCTCTTTATCGTTGTAATCAAGGACTACACCGGATAAACTTTTCTGAGATAAGTCATATATTTTGGTCGAGTTGACGGTCTCATCGTTGAGACAAGTCAAAAATCTTTTAGATGTGTTTGCCATTGTGCGTCTCCTTACAGCCGAATCGCAACGAGTTTAAGCGTTGTGTTTACAGCGATTACTTCTGATCCAATCGCATCTGCGATTGCGAGGGTTGATGCCACTCTAACCTTTCCGGGAGTTCCTGAAAGTACAACTCTTCGGGCAGCCGTGAGTGCTGTGGGATCGGGGTCAGTTGATCCATCATATTCACAAATATAAATGGATTCCTTACCGAAGGCTACGGAAACATCAACAGGTTCACCTTCTGCGGTGTGCTCAATGATGTCGTACACATCGGATTCGTAGGGCACGGCTGCTTTGGGGTGGCCTGCTGCCACAACCACACCTATGATTTTTTTATCAGCAACGCCAGTGATTACATTGCTGAAAGCAGCGTCATCTGCTGACACGGGGATATATCGCTTTGTTTTACCCGCATTATAGGCTGATTCGTCAGCCTGCATCAGGAAAGTGGAAACGAGTGCTTTTGTTACCCTTTGTGCGGAAGTAGAAGCACTGTTGGCGATTGTGGTAATCTGCCCGGCATTAAGCCTAAGACCCACATCAAATTTTGCAAGATCGTTGTCTACCAATGCAATTTCAGACATATTTTAGTCTCCTTATCGTATCATTGTTGAAGCTACTTTATTCGCTTCAAAATACTGTTTCTTGGGTTCTTCAGTTCCATTCTCAGGATCGTCCTGTGATGTGTCGCCCTTAGTTAAGTTATCGCAGTAGACAGCGATGTTTGATTCATAAACAGTAGTGAGTTCTTCAAAACTCATTTCTGCGTATTTCTCAGCGTTCTCGTCTTTGCCTGCACCATAAGCCTTAATGCCTGACGCAGTGACAGCTTCCATGAAGAACTTATGCTCTCCATCAAATTTTTCCTTCTCGGCTGTCAGTGAGTCTATGGTTGCTTGTGAGTCAGCAAGGCTCGCCAGTTCAGCCCGAAGTTCTGTCACCAACGTAGAGGACTCATCGGCTTTCTTCTCGGAATCCGCAAGTTTTAACTTGTATTCCACAAGTTCTTCGTACTTTTCAGCACTTAACTCTATTCCCATTTTCTGCTCCTTTTGAGTCGGTTTGTTGGAACCTTCGGTTCTCATGTTATTATTAGCACACGAATTGTCATTAAGTCTCTCGTCGTTTCTCCTTACAGGATCACACGAACATTCATTCATGAAATTTAATTTCTGCGTCGTTTCGCCACTACCATTATTGTATGACTGCACGGCCCCTGCGTCTTTAACGGCCCCTGCGACAACTAAAGAGTATTCTCGAAGATAACCGTCAGACTTATTTGAGTCATTACTCGTGACACCAACTCTTGCAACGCAGATTTTTCCGTCGTACTTTTTACCCCATACGTGGTCACAATCTTCGTGGCCATAAGGTCTGTTGCAGATGTTGCATACAGCATCCGTTGTGTGAAAGCCTACGGAACCGGAGCGAATAAGACCCGCAGAGTATTTAGTCCCAATACTCTCAGTGTCAACTTCAATGATGGTTTTGTCACTGAAGAATCCGCTTGATCCCATTGCAATCGTTTCTTTTCCGTCCACGGTATAAAATTTTCCAAAGACTTCAACCAAAGGCTCACCCAACTTAGTTGTTTTACCTTCTACCTCTCTCAACTCCGCATCGAAGGAAGTACCCAGGGGGAGTGCTTCGGAGAGAGAAGGGTGGTTTAACATCAACGGAACTCGTGTCGTTCCATCTGGCTTTGTAATATCCCGGACAAAATTGTGAAGGATAGGCAAAGACAGAACCGTATTGTAGGATGTAATATCATTGTTGGCCATCAACTGACGCACAACTCCAATCTTACTTTCATCCACGCTGTCCGGGTCAAGCATAACTTGTTTTATTTTCTTTAATTCATCTACTGTTGGTCTTGGAAAACTCATATCAATACCTCTCATCCATTATTCTAAACTATTTTCTACGTGGCTTTCTACTTGTGCCCTTCGGTGTAGCCTTCGGCTCACCTGTTTTTTTCTTTGCAGGATCTTTTCCCCTCTTCACGGATGCGTCAGGCTTAGACCTTCCATCATCCGGATCAGTAGGTTTCCCGGGAGATTTTCCGGAGTCATCAGTATCCGAGGGGTCGGGAGCTTCGGATACACCAAGCATACTCTTCGCAAGTTCCTCGTCGTTATACAAATTCTTGAGAATGCTGTTATCCGGCATCGGAGTGCCCGTCATACTCAATGAGAATTCTTCAGGAGTCATTGCACCCATCGCCAGTAAGACTTTATTCGTGGACATCTTCATAGATCTTGATGGTTCCAACTCACTCTCCGGTCGAAGTTCCTGCGGTTTGTGTTTGAATGACGCAATGATGTCCTTCCCCATAGCCCTGAAAAAGAATGTGAGTATATCACTCATGCATTCCTCGACTACGGACTGGTAGCCTTTCAAAGATTGATTCTCCATAAATTGCTGAAGCGGGTCAACAGTTCCTGTGACACCGAGAACACTGGCAAAGGTCTTCATAGACTGAGCACTATGCCTTTCGACAACCTCCAATAAAGGAGCAGGATTCAAAGTCCCCCCTGCCTGTCCTCGACTCTCCATAATTTCAATTTCTACATAGTTTCCGGACACAAACGCTTGACCAGGCTCCAAATTCTGCAAAACTTTTGCAATTTCAGCCCTTTTGCTCGACATGTACAACTCGTATTTTGATTGATCGTTTTTAATGTCGAGGGGTAACTGCTCATAAAGAACATCCTCCATCAACTTTGCTGAGATCCGTGGCCATGCTGTTTTTTTAACAACCTCCTGAAGGTCTTCGAGAAATTTTATTTGAAAATAAATCGTGTTTACCACGGGAGTCATAGGGCTCTTGGAGTACGGAGTGTCTGTGTCAGGGTCTAACCTGCTCCAAAAAAAGTTTGGGATGTCAAGTTTGATTTCCGTTCGCTTCATCCTGTTTGAACCGTTGACAATCTGATAGGGCTTAAAGACACCTTTTTTAGGCTCCTTAAAATGTATCGTGGTCGGATTTATAATTTTGATGTACTGTGGTTTCCTGTGTTTGTCGAGCACTGCCTCGGCAGCAATGGCCCCGTACAGCTTGAGGGATCTAAGCATTTGCTGCCGAACACCCTCAAAGGAAATCTTGAAGTCAAACTTTCCGGGTTTGTCAAGTCGGCTGTTTTCTCTGAGGATACTCATGAGTTCTTCTTTTTTCCGACTCTCCGCTTTTACCTCCCTACCCTTGGAATCCTTTAAAGTGATCCACCAACTTTGGGACGCTCCACGTACCGTAGACCAAACACCATGTGAAACAGTCTGGTCTTCCCATGACAACTTTCTAATCTGCTCCCACAGGTCGTCTCCTGAGTACGTATCCCTTTTAAGTTTTGCTTGAGCAGGATTATAAACGTCATCCACTATAAACGTGTCAGAACTCTGTGCCCCTATTTGGGACACAGTAACGCTACCGGACTTCAAAGAACTTCTAATAATTTTCGATCTGAGATAACTAAAAACACTCATAAAACACCTTTTGTCTTTACAACTGTGTAACCCGTTGAATAGGGCACGACTCGCTTTTTGTCTTTTGGATCATAGACAAACAGGGTCGCTACTAAAGCATAGCATGAAGACAGCAGGTAATGATCTGCTCTCCCGCTTTTTTTAACCCACACCGTTTCCTGCTTCATAACGCCTGTTCGTTTATCCGGTTTTTCCATAAGAGCCTTTGACATTGCTGAAAAGTGGCTTTCGTATTCCTTCCCTTCTTTAGTTTCTATAAAGTTTGATGGAACTCTCAACTCAAACATAGGGTGTGCTTTCTTCACCATACTTGCCACACTGTTGAGAACCCATGACCTGTTAATGCTTATGACCTTATTTTTCTCAGTCGGTTTATTGTAACCGTTGGTATTCGTATTGAAAAAGGCCCAACAAAATACGTTGGGCATGGCCTTGCTTAAAGCCCGGGGAAGGTTTATATCAGGGGCTCCGTCGCACACTCCATGGACAACCCGAAACTTGCGAGCCAATTCAGAAATTTCCGAGACAACCTCTGGAAGAGCAAAATCCTGCCTGTCTTTACCACGAGCCATTGACATTTCCTCTGCATAGACAAGATCAAAAAAAACTCCGTTTACCCGGTAAATAGTGATGTGTAGGTTTTTACCCTGGTCAACGCCCATGAAGGTGATGCCGTCGCTATGCTTTTGGAGCGAATTAAAACCGCTCGCAGGATCAGCTTGACATTTTAGTAAGTCGGATCTTGTAATTGAGTCAGAAGATTGGTCATAAGGTATCCCTAAAACCTGGTTGTAAAATTCGAGCAGGCTTCTATTTTGAAAGAAAACATCGATAATCGTACTGGCATTGTGGCCCATCCGTGTTTCCGGATTCCAGGGGACATCAAAACGAGTAAGCTGTCGCCCCGATATTTTCCTGCCTGCAAACTCGGGAACCCACTCTCTCAATGATGTGTCGTTCCTGTCCAATTTTTTTCTGCATTTACGACAACCGATGTAGGGCTCTCTATCAAGATATTTGTCTTTCCAGTCAAGTTTATCCACTCCGGATCTCTGTGGCATTTTTATGTTGAAGTCTGGGAGTCCTACTAAACCCTTCTTAAACATTATGTTATTCTCAAACGACATCACTTGCCACTCCCCGCAGGCAGAACACTTTATCATGTAGTATTTCTGATCGGATTGTTTAAACAACGCATTGATTCCGTAGTCACTGATCGTCGGAGTGGAGAAACAGTCATAAATTTTGTACTTCGAGTGACCAAGACGTTGAGGCCATGCGTCATAGTTTGCATCATCACAACGATCAAATTCATCCATAACAACCATATCGAGTGCAGTAGATACACGGGCTGCTTCAGAATTCGAATGACTTATGTACAGGCTCCTACCGTTTTTAAACATTTTGTGACTGTTGTTATCAGGGGAAGTTATCATGGCACTCAACTTGGAGGAATGCCTTATCACCGGATCAATACGAGCAGGAACATAGGACTTGATACCCTCAAACGTAGGCATAACGTAAGTCACGTTAAGTCCGTAGTGGACAACCATCGCCAATGCTTTTCTGATGAATACCTCAGACACACCGATCTGAGAGCACTTCTGTGTAGCTTGCTCTCGTGTAACATCATTCAACATATCTCTCTGCCACTCGTGACCCTCAAAACTGAACTTTTTATGTGTATTCATGGGATCGGGATCTGCCGTGAATCTCGTGATAAAGTCAGTGGTAAGCAAAACTCTCGACTCTCCTTTGAACGTCATGTTCCCGAGAATATCCCGTACCATGCCCGCTAATTCATGAAATTCGCTCATGCCGCATTTCCCGGAATAGCGGGGAGTACCATGACCAGTGAATCAAACTTATCCACACAACTATCCCGAATTTTTATAGCAAGCATGGGGTCAATAGACGATAATTCATCAAATAAAATTTTTAGGATAGCGGTCAGCATACTACTTTGATCTTTAATTTTCGTCAAATTTTCCAATTCGATCCTCAACTTAGACGCAGTGGACAAAGCATCGAGAATAGATTTCCTATCCTGATATTTAAGTTCAGCCACATCAACTTCCTGAATCATTGAGTCAATTAGAGCCAACTGCGTTTCAAGGGATTCTCTCGACTTATACGTTTGTGTATCCGTTACCCTACGAGCCACATCGTAAATAATGTCATGTAGTTTTCTACATTCGTCTATGCCGAGAGACAATTCTTTTGAAGCGTCATCCAATGTCCGGACATCAGGTCTACCTATCAAATTTGCGTATCTTACCAGGTCATCAATGCCTACCATACAGCACCCCTTTAATGCTATTATACACGTAGAAGGAGGTTTCTATGAAATTTTTGTTACTTATTCTCTCGACTGCTTCACTCTTTGCAAGCACCAACTTATACGATTTAGAACTACTTACCGTTCACGAGTCCTTCGAACACCAGGGACAGCTCGTCATTGAGTTCAACGTGGAAACCACAAACATTAACCAACGTGGTGCATCCGAAAACCTTATGATTGCCATCTCGACAGATTACAACTTTCAAAATGCCGATGTAAAGACAACCTACATCTACGAATCCAATAACGGCATACCCGCCACCAAAACCAGTTACACTTTCCCCCTGCCTCTGGGTAACGGAAGTTGGTTTGTCAAAATAGCCTTTGCTGAAGGCACATCCGTGGTAGATATTGTGAAGCACGGATACGGGCCCGGAGACGGATGGACTTATGTAAAGCAGACAACCATTGAAAACGGATACGAAAGCCCTCGACTGCAACTGCCTACTCAACCTGATGAGCAGTATAACCATGATGAATTGACTTTGAGATGGAACCTGTCGAATGGAATTGACAGCTATTTTCTTGAAGTATCCAACCACCCGGACTTTCTCGCAGGAAACGGGTTTGTGGATTATGGAATTTATCTCACCCACACGGATAGCGGAACGTATAAACTCGACTTAACCACATTTGGTGAAGGCTTTATTTACTTCAAACTCAAAGGCATACTGCCAAACGGTGACAGCACCATGTGGGATTACAGCCAACTATGGTATGTCAAACCCACCACATCATACTATTTTTTCCCATGGCTCACTGAGGACGACAGGGGTTCCACACTCCTTTCCATTGATACGGGCGGTTACTCCGGAAGCGTGAAGGTTGACTTCGGTGTCAGACCCTGGAGCCCCGACGGGTATGGATCGGAGATAGCCTGGAGAACTCGGATGGTGCTTCCCAATAAAATATTTATGGAAGACATTTCAAAAATTATGCTCATATCACCGGAATACATTCATCAAGGTGTCCTCAACGTCAGAACGTCGAGGCCAGTGACCGTGACTATTCACCAGCATCTGAAGATAAGCCCGGATGCGGAAGGACTTCAAAATGTCATCAAGACCACTGACAGACTTGAGGAAGGCAGCTCTGCTGAGATGGTGATACCCGGATTCGAGATGGATGAGTACCACACTCCCGCACTTATTATCGGAAATTTTGACCAATCAGATTATCTCGAAGGCGAGTACGCCAGTGTTCGTTGGACACTTGTCTGGAACGATGAAAACGGACAGCTTCAGGAACTGACTGATAGAGAGGATGTCCCGCCCCAGGGAAACGTCGCAATCATCTTCACCCGAGCAAACTTCCCGACGTTACCCAAGAGGTTACTCGGGACTTTAAGGCTCGAAAACAGTACACCAAACATACCCGTCGCAGGCTATTACAGCCTGAGCAATAACCCGGACAACGGAATCCAACTATTCAACTTCATGATGGCGAAACAAACTCCATAAAAAAAGCCCCTGAAAAGGGGCTTTTCTTCTTTATGTGGGGACTTTACTTAATCAGCGAATCCCATCTTTTCAAGGGATTCGACAACTCCCTCAACCAACAGTGGCATTTCTTTAAGCGAGTCAAATGTCTCCACTTTGTTATTAAGCAGTAAGCTCAAAAAGCCAACCTGAAGCGATTGCACAGCTTTATCATGCCCGTCTGTGTTGTCCTCATAGCCAACGTGGGTGAACTGATGCATGATTACGTACTGATAGCCATGTTCAAGACAAATCAGACGCTTCATCTTAACGATGGGTTCGTCGAATACCCCATGCATATCATAATCTCTCACGATTTCAACAAAATTGTGATGAACGTCGTTCTCGCCCATGAAGTTTGTAAGCCATGTCTCTACGGCCTCAAGTGCCTCTCTGTGGGCCTCGCCGATAGGTCGATTGATCACATCAACTTCAATTTGGTACATTGGGGTTATCTCACGCTCTCGCATAAGCCCCAGGACGTACTCGGATTTATTAAAATTAGATCGCATCGGATTCATTTGCGGTCTTACGTTACACACATTTGGTCTATGGTCACTCTGTTCCTTTAACAATGGATTCCCTCCTGTCATAGTAAGTCATGACAAATGGCGTTTTCAAAACGCCTGACTTTACCCCTTGGTTGATGTCAGATACCCAGTACAGACTTTTCTTTTGGTTAGGGTTCACCGGAAGAAAAGTTTTGTTCTCATCATCGAAGATGATTGGGCCGTAGTATTCTTTAGATCCCCTCATAAAAGCGGATCGCCACACGTCAAAGCCTTCGTAAAGTTGAAGGCTATAATCCAAATGGTACACTCCGTACAGGCCTTCTATCGTGTACTTGTTTCCCCGAATTTTTGTCACACGGGCCATAAGAATAGCCAAAGTAATATCGGGCTTTCCGTATTGAATAATTAACATCAGCACTACGGTAAAAATAAGCACAATAATAAGAAAAATTTGATGGCTACTTAATAAAAACAATGTGTCCATTTTTCCTCGTCTCCTCATAATTTACTTTATTTTCCTCTTCAAACTCAACGAGTTTGTCAAGACTCACTTTGTACCGCCACAGAAATTCGTCCATCGGGTATGCGTATTCGACAGCACCCTCAATAAACATGGGATACGTCACACTCTTCTGGCTGAACGCAGGAACATCCGCATTCATAGGTAGTGTACCATTTCGATACACCAACCTGTAACACGTTGGACACCAACCCTTTAACAGGCCCGCATCGCTCAGTCTTCTCTCTGTATCATAATCGCAAAATGGGTTTTTACACTTCACACTCGCCTCCTAAGTGTCCAGTATAAATCCCTTCTATTTAAAAAGCAAGGATGATGTTGAAGTTTTACCCACAATACACAAAACGGAGCCTTTCAGCAGCTTCGCCTGAAGCCTCAATTCGTTAAGCCAGTCTCTACGCTCGGCATTCTTCGTAGTTGACACGAGCAGAATTTGGTCGTCGTAAAGGATGTGAACAATGTCTTTTAGCCTCGTGGCTACCACGATTGCATCGTTAAAATTCTTGTGGCGTGTCAACATACCATCGGAAAGTAGCTTTGAGCTTACCTTATGCATACCCGGTAAAAGTTCTCTGAGTGCTTCGTGACAGGCTCTTGTAGCTCTTTTGAAGCTAGGTGTAGGCCAAGTGGACAGATAACCCTCAACGGAGCAGGCAGCGTCGGAAATCCGGCTACCAATTGATCTTGCCAGTTTATAATTCACCGTATCCTTATCCGAAGGCTCTGAGATACTAATGCCGGATAACTTGAATATAGCCTTTCGGTCGATTTCACCCCAGTATTTCCACATCAGGTGATACATCAAATATTTTTCGGGTGTCAACTTTCTCGTAGCATGAACTCCCATAAAGTAAAGAAGTAAGTTCTTTTCCTCATCCGGGATGAAAACTACTTCCTGCTTTCTTGTTTGTCCTCTGGAGTTGTATTGGTACTCCGAATATTTTGTTCGGATGATTCGAGGGATTCCTGGGTGCTCCTGTGGGTCTTGGACTTTTTCCATCGTTTGCCTCTCTTGAAGTTAGCAGGAGTCGATTTATCGTGTAGGCCCAATGCCATGTTTAAGTAGTCCAAAATCAACCTCCTGCTTCTATTAAAACTTCAAATGAGTCTTGTGTCAATGGTTAATACTAGAGAGCAAATACATTAACTGTAATATTATCCGTCCCATGAGAGTTTCTAAGGGAAACTTTCTTTACACTACAATTCATTAACAAACAATTTGTTGTCTTCGCTTGGAGTGCTATATCCGACGCATACGTTGCTCCAGTACCGTCAAAGTCAGTAGCAATCTGTAACCGGTTAGGTTTCGACGCTGAACTTAGGATAGTCGTAACCAAAAGAAGACTTTTAACTTCTGAAAAAACAATCTCTTCAATTACACCCGCAGCTATCGTTGTCGTGTAAGCGTGAATACCTGACCCATCACCACCTACATCCCCTGAAAATAAGCGTTGCCCATCACGCACCTCCACGATGTTGCAGTGCGTCAGTCAACTTGGCGTTTGCCTCATCAACTTTCTTCACGTATTCAAAATCAAAATCAATTTCTTTCACAATGTCAGCAAAAGCAACAGTGGCCTCCTGCGGGGTCGTGACCTTCTTTATAAGATCAACAGCCACAGGAGTGAACTGTGCGAGTAGCTGAGCCAATGCTGTAATTTCCGCAGGAGTCATTTGTCACCACCTTTAAGTTCATTCATAATATTGGCAGCCCTTGCGATGAGCACCGCAATCTGACTACCGTATTTAACAATTCTATCCATCGTCTTTTGATCAGGTTCCAGGCCCTCTTTTTCGTACTGTAGTTTAAGCATAACAGCACTGTGGAGTAGGATTTCGAGATCCTGAAGTTGATCGAGAATCACATAAATGTCAGATAATTGACTGTTCAATTTATTCTGACGCTTCCACGCTTCTTCCTCAGTGATACCTTTAAACTTGACATCGTGAATAATGAGTTCAGATTGAGCATCGTAAAAGGTATCCACGAACTTCTTACTCATCAACTTGGTTTCCCCCGCAACGGCTATGACAGCCCCGGCTGTTCCGACATCCTCTTGCACAGGTTTAAAAATGTTGCATGACATCACCATAAAGGTAATGGCGAACAAACTCAATAATTTCTTACGCAATTCGCACCTCCGTGTTTTTAAACATGGCCTCAACATAATACTTTATATCGTGATCGTCAACGCCATCTTTCAGTAGGGCAAAGATGCCCTCATCGCCAGGGTTAAACCTCTGGAGAATCATGTGCCAGATCCCGGGACGTAGATTCAGGGTGTAATCATCCTCGATGTACACCAACTGTCCTACATGTGAGTAGCCGAGTGAACGAAATGGAACTCGAGTCACTACATCATTCTGATTGACAACCCGGAATACATGCTTTCCCACATGGTTGTCAAACATTCTGCTGAAGTCCTTGTCACCTATTCTCGGCATTCCGAAGCAGTACGTCGCCTTCGTATGAATGCTTGCGGACTCAAACAAAATGGTCATGACACCTGCAAGGGCTGCACCCAAACTATGGCCCACAATGTAAACAGGTTTGTCGTCCATGTTAAACTTGGATAAAGTTTGGATCAACGTAGGGAACACATTAAGAGCCTCCGTAAGAAAGCCCTGATGAACTCCCACTTTTTCATCCCAAAATTGGGTATTGTGGAGTTCAATATCAAAGTCAACGCTCCAGTCCTCGGCAGTCTGACTACCCCGGAACACGATTACAACCTCGTCCCTTGTGGCCATAACGAAACACTGTGTCTCATTGACCGATATGAACTTAAATTTTTCGTGGGGGCCTACATGTGACCGAATACCTAATTCGCTAAGATATGAAAATTCGCATAACTTGGCTGCCTGGTACGCATCACCCGCATTGAACTCCGATTTTCCTGAAAACATAGTTTACTCACTCTTAGGCTTTTTTGCAAGAATGCCTTTTGTGATTTTCTTGCGAACTGTTTTTTTAACTTCCGCAACAGATTTCTCTTCAGTGTCCATTTTTTCATCGACAACTGGCTTGGTTGGCTTACCAATAGACGCAAGGAAACCAGAAATGATTTCTTTCGCATTACCCGGAAACATCTGATGTCCTTTGCTCGTTGCAATAACAAGACCGCCATCATTGGCTGAAAAAATGAGTCTTTCGAGAGTTCTGCGTCCACCGCTCTTGGCCAGTGACGTTAATATTTTTAAAAGTTTCTTTGGTTCAACACTGTAACCGACACGCTGTGCGGGCCCAACGGCCTTTCCATTCATATCGACTTTTTTCAAATTCAGGATAATAATACCCTTTTCCAAATTGATTACATCGTGCAACATATTACACCCACCTATCTTTTATTATCACAACGTGACATTACCGAGTTTAGCACAGAGAGGTAGGTAAAGCCAATCACCTGACGCAGACGTAGGCTTCCATGCTATCTATTTCGGATGCGATTGCATTCAGATAAACGTAGTCCAGGTCTTTTATGTTGAGAAACTGGAAGTCATCAACAGTCCCACTCACGTTGAGCAATCTATCTACACCGTCAAAAAACAATCCATCACCCTCAGTGTTATACACCCTATAACCCGTATCCCCGAGAGTAATTTCTGACCATGTTACACCATCATCATCTGACCTATAAATTATAGGCTTCGTTTTACTGAAACTGTCAATGTCAATAGAGTAGAACCATGTGTCACCACCTACCCAACACACCGACCGGATGGCTCCGGCAAACACGGTGCTTGTGTCCACGTAAACGTCATCCGTAATATCATCCATGACAATGGGCGACGTTTTATAGCGATCCACAAACATAAATTTTCCGGAATTCGGATTGCAGTCTGCACGAGTTATATTTTGGGTAAGCGACGTAGTTTCAGTGACGGCAGCCCAGGTAAGCCCGTCATCCGTACTCTTCAATATGTAGCCACCATTTGTACCCATGACAAGATTACCCTCAGTGTCCTCAGCCATACACTTTGGTATGCCCGAAGTGGACACAGTAACAGGATGCCAGGTCACGCCGAAATCAACTGACCTGGCCAGTTCATCCGTGTCATTAGTGCATATCACTGTGCCTGTTTTCTTAATGTATTGCATAATCCCTGCACTGCCCGAAAAACCTGAGATGGGTGTACCCGAAACAACTGTGGGAGAAACACCTTTCCGAAGATCACTGTCGGTTACTGAAAAAATTCTGCCAAGGGAACCAGATGTCCCACCGAACAACCATGAATCTGTGTCGGGAACATAAGTAAGCGAACCCGCCTCACCCTCCGGGTCAAATTGAACATTTGTGAAATGTGCATTATAATCGCCCACCATAATCCCGTCATCCGGATTTACACTCAGCATAACGAGAAGAAAGTCACCGTATTTCTTTCCATTTGATGCCACGACTTCCCTGCTCCAAGACTGCAAATCCCATCCCCCCACGTATGAAAATATAAAACCATTAAAATTATTCCAATTAGGGTTTCTGTACCAACCGTCGGATACCTTGTCATACCTGGGCTTTCCAACTAACGCACAATATTCAGGGTACTCCCCAACCTTTAACCGGGTAGACACAGAGGCATTGATGAACGTATGCCGTCCCCTATGAACTTCACGCCCGGAGCCTTTAGGCATATAAACAATATCCCCAATTCTGTGCTTTAATTTATTCAAAGTTCGCATGGTTTACCTCACACAAAATAGTTTTACTTTACCGGGATCATCTGAGTAATACCTGGGTGGTGTTATAAAGTTTCCATCGTTGGCTGACACAACCGTCATCGCATCGAGGTAACGAGCACTTATCACCATGTACTCATCATTGTCGTTGTAGGCCCACGTTGCCCCGCCTGAATTATATATAAAACCAAAAAACTCAATGCTAACCGGAAGCCATGTCCCCCCATCGTCAAAACTCATGTAACCCGCAGGTTCAGTCATTTCTTTACCATTCGCATCCTGTGTTACATACCACGCACCTTTAAAAAACTGAACATTATGCACCTTATATGGAAAGGTACACAAAAGTTTTTTATTGCTCGTAATATCATCCATCGTGTACAAATTTGTACCATCACCTGAAATCATGAATCTGCCCGTGGACTGGTTACACGCAACATAAAAGTTATTCGTCCCTGTCGATGTGTCAGCCGTTATTTTAGTCCATGTAACTCCGTCATCCGTCGATTTATAGGAGTCCGCAGAACTTGTGATAAGAACCAAATTCCCTGCTGCATCCTCCGCAATTCCCCGGCCCCTACCATTGATCGTGGCCCCGACATCCGTCCAGGTAACACCGTGGTCTGTTGACCTGGCAATCTCGTTAGAATAACTGGTATGTATAATTGTACCCGTTTTCTTCACATGGTAGAGAACAAGTACCCCGTGAGTGAACCCGGACACAGGAGTCGTCGCAATTTGGGTAAGTGATCCACTGGCCTTTAAATTTGCATCACTGATCGTGTGTATCTTACCTGTCTCCCCAAAAAACCACTCATCCGTAGGCGAGTAGTACATCACTGAATACATTTCAGCGGGCAGGTTGTAATGGATGAATAAATCATCATAATTCCCAATAATCGCATCATACGTCGTCGAGTCCCCAAGGTAGCACAGTAGACGGTCACCCCCGGCCTTTCCATTTGACGCAAAATTATGCTGACGTGCATAATTTTGAAGATGAAACTCTGAGGAATACAAAGTTCTTTTGTTGTAATAGTTGAGCCAATTTGGGTTCGAGTGCCAATTTCCCACATCACCGATGGGGCCCTTATTTTCCCCGAAGAGTTCAGTACACTTCGCAAACTCCAACTTAGTCATTTCATTTCGGACAGACAAATTCAGGAACTCGTTATCACCTATGTGAACTCTCTTCTGTTCCGTCTTCGGAAAGTCGATCATATCCCCAAATTTATACGTCATGATTAGTAAACCTTAAAATCTGCGTTCACGTACACGGTCTTCCCGGATGCCACTGCGGAGTTCATACCCACTTTAATAATCATTGCGTCATCCATAGGAAGCTCAAATTCATTATAGCTGTTCCTCGATGAACCAAAGATGCCAAGGGAGAGAACATCAAGAGCTGCGACGTGATCCCCGGAAACTTCTGTGCCCGACCCTGCGGGGACACACACCGTCTGCAAAAGGTAATCCACGGAACTGATCGTCCGGTAGATACCCACAAACACATCGGATGTGTCGTCATTCGTAATATACATCGACTCGAGATAACCGCCTGTACCGCCAAGTGCAGTATTCAACGCTTTGAGAGTCGTACCATCGGCATTTTCAAATTTAGCCGAACCGTTTAAAACTGTTGCCGCAAAAGCGGGACTTGAACTCATGGGAACCTCCGAAGTATCCTATAATACAAAAGCACGGTCTACGCCGTGCTTTCATTCTATAAGATAAGTAGAATCCATGTCTAGTCAACGCTGAAGTGAATGTGATCCATGTGACCCCCGATACTGCGGGGAGATCCAGACTTTTCTTTGACAAAAGGCCCGTAGTTCTCACGAGCGTATGTGACATGATGCAATGTGGCCTGAAGCCAGGCAGTAAGCGAGGCAACCTCGGGGTCTTTGATTGCATACTCCGACATTCTCTTCCCGTTGATTCGAGAAATATCCACGGCTTTAGCCTGGGCGTGCCTGCTCGGATAATCGTGACCTACGGTATCCGTGGCACACGAAATGTGAATGGTTTTCAGCGGGAACGTGGTCAATTCATCGGCGTGAGATAAAGCCTCCGAGAGAGCCCTGTACAGGTTTACGTCAACTTCTCTGTCCACATCTTCAGAATAAGTGATGTCAACACCCGCAAAATTGTTCGATAGTATCATTTTTTGAGTCATCGTTTTCCTCCTCTGGGCCATTATCGCACATTTTCCAGAGAATACCCACCATACAGTCGGAACACAGGTGCGTGTGTTCATCTCCGTCTAAGTTGAAATTAACATAAATACATTTTGAGCTACCGTCTTTAAGACGGTATGTACTCTCAATACTGTAAGTCTGTTTAACGCTGACTTTACCGCATACATCACACTTATACTGAATCATCTCAAACCTCATTTTCAAATCGTTTTAAGATTTTCTTTGCCAACGGGACTGGACAGTTTTTTGCGTGTACAAAGTCGTCGTCCGTAGAAACTTCTTTCTTCATAACTACATTATCGCAAAAAATGCAATGGACATCATGGTAAAAGGGCCCCTCGAACGAACATCTTTCCACAATGGCTTCCGCAAAAGTTTCGATTATTTCGGATTGTTTAACGTATGTTTTGCCATACGCTTTGATTATTGCTCCTAAAACTTCGTTTGTTGCTTCAAGATGTTTAATCTTTTCGGCTTGTTTCTTTTTACTTTTCTTCACATTAACACCTCCATCTCAGTAAACCTCGTAAGAACGTAGCACGGAAACTCTTTCGAGAGCTTGTCTCTATGTTTGTCAATCCACTTTCGTGCAGCTTTCTCGGAGTAAAAAATATACTCAACGTGATCCGATTCGTCGTAACGGCCTGTGAACTGCACAAGCCATACCTTCGTCGCTTCATGGCCACAAGGCTTAATCACATCCTGCTTACCTGAACCCTTTTTACATCCGCTGAGGACACTGGTTTTTGGTCTCATAGTTCTGTCACTCTAAATGCGGGAATAAGATTCAGTTTAATTAAGCCTCGTGCTAACTCACACGAAGTCTCGGACTCGTAAAGTATGAAAGTCAAAGGCTTATCCTTATCTTTAAACCCCTCCCCGTTATAGAAAAAATCTTCAGCAGCTTGTCCCAGAGCGTCCTCTGTTGACATAGGATACTCATGAGAGTATTCGACTTCAAAACGTGTATCCCCGTACTCCTCGGGTACTGAATAATAAAAAAATTGCATGTGTGTCTCCTTCTTAATCTTGTGTGATGCTATTGAAAGCCTTCTCATGGCCTTTCCAGAATTTCTGATTGCTTCAAAGGCTTTTTTTACAAACGGGGCCTCCGGTGAATTTCTCAATTTACGAGTCAAAGTCATCCTCCTCACCTGATGTATCTGCCCCGTCCATGTGCATGTAACCTTCAAAAGTGACATCGAGAGAATCATACAGATCCCGCACAAAGTTAAAGGAATTTAAGAACACTTCACCCGGATGATTCTTTTTCGTGTCTGTGAGATCCTTCGGGATGCTCATGCTCATGATGGTGAACGTCTCAAAGTTGAAGGTGTACATCGCATTCTTCTCCGCACAGAGGCACTTGGCCTGGACAAGATCATAACCTTCCTTTAACCGCTCTTCCAGGCTATCTTCCATGTACCCCGTAATTGAAATTTTCGTAGGCATCTCCCCCTCATCGAGAAACATCTTGACTGCCCCCTTCTCCGTTTCAATGTGAATTAAAGGCGAGGACGTAGAAATGTGAAGGTTCGCAAACCGTTTTAATACATCCGCATCCCCCGTGGGAAGAGTAGGCAGGAGCGTGAAGCCTAACGTCGAGAGAAGGTACGCAGAGACATTATCAAGAACCGAAGGTGACGAGGAAGCGATGAACACCTCTTCTTTATTGAAATCCACCATAACTTGAATTGTTTTGAAGCAGGGGCTTGTTTTTTTAATGACTTCCTCCCGGGCCAATTCTGCCAGTTCTTTGGTGTCTTTTTTGGAAGGTTTTTTACCCGTGCAGTCTATCTGAGATTTAATGTACCTTTTCAAAAGGTCTGCAACCTCTTCTTTGTCCGGTTTGATCTGGCTCATCTTCACGTTGAAGCAGAAAATACCGTGGGAGAGTTCCCAATCAGTAGCACCGTCATAAGGTGCTGTGAATCCAGTGCAAAATTCCTGATGAGGTGTGAGTGTGAACAAATTAGTTCGAAGATCATTTCGTATGAGTCTCATCTCCTTCCTCTGAACTAAAGCCTCCATAGAGGAAGCCCACCATGAGTCCGGTATGTTGTTATAAATGAGCGGTTGAAGCACCACATTCTTCGGTGTCCAAATGTCCGTCTCAAATGCGTAGAGTGTGAATGTCATCCGCATGAATGAGGATAACTCATTCAACGTCATCGTGTAAATGCGTCGAACAATGTTTCTATCGATCTCCCTGCACAAAAAAATGTCAGGTATCCCGTCACCCTCGATCGGGGTGTACGAGGCCACTACCATGCACAGATACACCTTGCGGTCTTCATCGAGTGCAAAAAAGGCATGAGGCTTTTCGAGTTGATTTCTATACCAGTAAATCGTTTTGCGGTGGTGTATCCTTGGCTGATGGGTTGTCATTTAAGCCTCGGGTGATGCAAAGGACGCATCGCATGTATCGTGCGAATGTGACCTCAAAGGCATTTTGGAGTCCAGGATTCGCAGAGTTTCGGCTGAGATTCGATATGCTTCGGTCTGGACATCGTAGGCTCTCAGGATGCTTGCAAGGGCTCTCTTCAGATAGGTGTTCTCCGTCATCGCATGGTCTAATGCTTTGCGGATTTTGATGACCTGGCTTGATGGTGTAGGAGAGACTTGCTTCCCCTTCTTTTTGCCACGGCTGATGCAACCGCAGGATTGAACTCTTCCGGTTGCAAGATCGTAAGCTCGCCTTGTGATTAAATTTCCGCAATCGCATACACAATCCTGCACATTGTGTTTCTTTCCGTTGCGATAGGCTCCTGTGATTGCTGTAAGTTTTCCGGATTTCTCTCCGACCATTAGTTTTTTCATACACGCCTCTTAAATATTTTATTTCTTGGTTGTCTACCCCTGCTTTTGGATCAACTTGCATCAGGTGCTAATCGTCACCATTAACTTGAATCAGGTGCTAATCGTCACCCTTAACTTGAATCAGGTGCTAATCGTCACCATTAACTTGAATCAGGTGCTAATCGTCACCATTAACTTGCGTCAGGTGCTAATCGTCACCATTAACTTGCGTCAGGTGCTAATCGTCACCATTAACTTGCGTCAGGTGCTGGTAACTAGAGAAAAGGGAGGGCCCCCCGCAGCCCCCATTCTGTTCTATCTCGGACGGATCAACGTATCGCCCTTGCGGGGAGGGTGCTTCGTTACTTGACACTATACTTAGAAGTGTCGAGCTTGTCAAATAAAATTTGAAAAAAATTCTGGGGGGTTACAGGCCCCCCGCACCTAGTACGTCACGATGGATTGACGAGTACCTGTATTTTTGACACGCACGCACACGCAGCAGACAGACAGACACGCACGCAGGCACACGCACGCAGGCAGGTGGGCAGGCACGCAGGCACGCAGGCACGCAGGCACGCAGGCACGCAGGCAGGCAGGCAGGCAGGTGGGCAGGCAGGTGGGCAGGCAGGTGGGCAGGTGGGCAGGCAGGTGGGCAGGTGGGCAGGCAGGTGGGCAGGCAGGTGGGCAGGCAGGCAGGCAGGCAGGCAGGCAGGTGGGCAGGCAGGTGGGCAGGCAGGCAGGCAGGCAGGTGGGCAGGTGGGCAGGCAGGTGGGCAGGTGGGCAGGCAGGCAGGCAGGCAGGTGGACAGGTGGGCAGGTGGGCAGGCAGGCAGGTGGGCAGGCAGGCAGGCAGGCAGGCAGGCAGGCAGGCAGGCAGGCAGGCAGGCAGGTGGGCAGGTGGGCAGGTGGGCAGGCAGGCAGGTGGGCAGGTGGGCAGGCAGGCAGGTGGGCAGGTGGGCAGGCAGGCAGGTGGGCAGGCAGGCAGGTGGGCAGGCAGGTGGGCAGGCAGGTGGGCAGGCAGGTGGGCAGGCAGGTGGGCAGGCAGGCAGGCAGCAGACAGACAGACAGACAGGCACGCAGGCACGCAGGCACGCAGGCACGCAGGCACGCAGGCACGCAGGCACGCAGGCACGCAGGCACGCAAGGCACGCAGGCACGCAGGCACGCAGGCACGCAGGCACGCAGGCACGCAGGCACGCAGGCACGCAGGCACGCAGGCACGCAGGCACGCAGGCACGCAGGCACGCAGGCACGCAGCAGGCAGCAGGCAGGCAGGCAGCAGGCAGGCAGCAGGCAGCAGGCAGCAGGCAGACAGCAGGCACGCAGCAGGCAGCAGACAGACAGACAGACAGGCACGCAGGCACGCAGGCAGCAGGCAGCAGGCAGCAGACAGACAGACAGACAGGCACGCAGGCACGCAGGCACGCAGGCACGCAGGCACGCAGGCACGCAGGCACGCAGGCACGCAGGCACGCAGGCACGAAAAAACAATCAAACAAAAAAAACTTTTAATCGAAAAATGAGTGTTACCAACGGTTTACACGTTTCACAGCTTGTTATGTCAAATAAATTTCATTTTTTTCTTGACACAACAAAAAAATGAATGTATATTAGCATTATCCCGCAAGGGTAAATAAAAAACAGGAGCACAAGATGAAAAAAGAATACAAGGTAATCCGATTTTCGGATGAGGTGGTCATGGCAGACCATCTCGACCAAAAAACAGCTCATGAGCTGTTTTTATTTCTCTCTGAGAAAACCCGTTATGAATATATGGTAGTGTTGGAAGAAAGAGCTACGTTGAGATTAGCTCTTGAGTCTTTTTTTGCCTTAGAATTGCTTTCCGACGGAAAACTTTCCGGAGTTCAGGAGCTCATCTCCAAACTGAAAAAAAATCATACAGTTTTGGTCAACCCCGAAAACAAAAGCTTCGATCCGGCGGTCTACGTGGTGCTGACCGACGGAATCATGGAGATTAGCAACCCCGAACAAAGCGTATATCCCGCAAACGCACAGAGAGTTCAGGATGCGTGGATCAGAGGATACGTACAAATTTAGTCGAAAACCCGATCAATCCCTTGGGATTGACCGGGTTTTTTTTTGATTCCAAACAAAGGAAAAAAAAGGGGGGGGAAATGAACTATGTCAAAGTAAAAAATTGGCAAATAAAACGATGTAAAAAATGTGACTGCCAGATAGCATTGTTGCAGTCCAAAAATGGATCATACTATCCCGTAGAATTCCACGGTATTCTCTGGGTTCCCAGAAACGAATTTCATTCGTGCGAAAATGCAAAGAACAAGCGTAAAAAATTGCGGGATGAGAGTATGAGAGCAAAGCAAGATGAGATAGACAATAGAGTAAATTTTCTCTTGCTCAAACTGAAAAAAAACGATCGTTTGAACGGTCACGAATTCGATTTTTTAGATGATGCAAATCACGTTTTTACTGACAAAGACGTAGAACAGTTAGAATCAATTTTGGAGAGTACAAAATGAAAAAGAAAAAGATAGCGAAGATAATAGTGAGAGCAATAAATGACTGCAACCGTAAAGAAATGGCACCGACAAGTGTCGTATACCGTGAGTGGCTATGTAATTGTAACGACAGCAAGGGGATACATGTATTGCGTAAAAAACGTCCCTTACGTTGGGTAATGCGTCACATGCGAAAGCAAATCTAGTCAAAAAACCCGATCAACTCCACTGGAGTTGATCGGGTTTTTTTTTTTGGCTCCAAACAAGACAAGACAAAATAAAAAATAAGGGATTAAGGGAAATGAAATTTACAGAAAGACAAAAAACAGGATTAATGACAAAATTCAAAAATATCACTCGTATCATGAAATATCAACCTCATATTGCGGGTTACGGATACGAAGATAAGGGAAACACAATCTACATCGATTTAAATTGTAGTATATCAACAGAGTCAATTAAAAAAATTATGATAAAAAAATTCCCAAATCATGTTATGAGAGTACGTGAATACGACTCTGAACACATACGTGTGTACGGGCAAACAGAGCAAGTTTTAAGGAGTACAAAATGAACAAAAATTTAACGGAAGAATTGGCAAAAAAAGGCTACAAAAATACAACTAGATATGCTGTGAGCTTAGTTATCATGGCACGAAAAAACACTATAATCGACTTGATGGATATTGAGATTATGGAGCAACTCCACAGATACACATATCACATTAACTTCGTAACTTTTTTAGCTCAGTACGTTGAGCTCCACTTTCAACAATTTTCCGAACTTTTCGAGGTAATGTGATGAACATAAAGTCTACATTCAGCAAGGGATGTAAAAACTCAATCGCACTAAATGCGTGTAAGGGTTCCGGTAAATTTTGCTCGAAGAATTGCCCATTTCACAAAAATTCCAAGGCAAAAAAGTATAAAGATCTTAACCCATTTCTCCGGAAACACTCAGATGACTTCACTGGGTTTCTATTCGGGATCTTGTCTATAATGAATGATTTACAGTCGTGTCCGTGGATCAGATTTTCATCATTTGGATCGTTTCCATCTTTTTCTGAACTGAACAATGAGCAAAAAGAAATTCTTCAGCTCATCGCAAAAAAACTGATCCCAAAAATCCAGTCTGGATTAGTTCATTTTCCGGTCGAAACGGTTAGTAAATATTTAGCGTACAGAAATATGGGTTTCCCCACTCGATTATCAAATCAAGAGGAATACAAGGGCTATCGCGAATCCCGTGTGGTCGGTGATCTACGCAAGCCGCTAAAACATCGCATCGTCCAGGCGACCATGGAAGCTAAAATGCTGAGAACAAAGGGTTGCTGAGAACAAAGGGTTTATCCGTAGTTGTTTGTCCCGCAATATCGGAAAAAACGGCAAAAAAAGTGAAATGTGGCAAATGTAAAGCATGTGCCTGTGATAGCGTAGATATTGTTTTATATCCAGTTCATGTGTAAATCGGCTGTGGCTGTGGTCTGGCTGTGGCTGCGGCTGTGGTCTGGCTGTGGCTGTGGTCTGGCTGTGGTCTGGCTGTGGTCTGGCTGTGGCTGTGGTCTGGCTGTGGCTGTGGTCTGGCTGTGGCTGTGGTCTGGCTGTGGCTGTGGTCTGGCTGTGGTCTGGCTGTGGCTGTGGTCTGGCTGTGGTCTGGCTGTGGCTGTGGTCTGGCTGTGGTCTGGCTGTGGTCTGGCTGTGGCTGTGGCTGTGGTCTGGCTGTGGCTGTGGTCTGGCTGTGGTCTGGCTGTGGCTGTGGTCTGGCTGTGGTCTGGCTGTGGCTGTGGTCTGGCTGTGGCTGTGGTCTGGCTGTGGTCTGGCTGTGGCTGTGGTCTGGCTGTGGCTGTGGTCTGGCTGTGGCTGTGGCTGTGGCTGTGGCTGTGGCTGTGGATGCGGCTGTGGCTGTGGCTGTGGCTGTGGCTGTGGATGCGGCTGTGGCTGTGGCTGTGGCTGTGGCTGTGGCTGTGGATGCGGCTGTGGCTGTGGCTGTGGCTGTGGCTGTGGCTGTGGCTGTGGCTACGGCTATGGCTGTGGCTGTGGCTGTGGCTGTGGCTGTGGCTGTGGCTGCGGCTGTGGCTGCGGCTGTGGCTGTGGTCTGGCTACGGCTGTGGCTGTGGCTGTGGCTGCGGCTGTGGCTGTGGCTGTGGCTGTGGATGCGGCTGTGGCTGTGGCTGTGGCTGTGGCTGTGGCTGTGGCTGTGGCTGTGGATGCGGCTGTGGCTGTGGCTGTGGCTGTGGCTGCGGCTGTGGCTGTGGCTGTGGCTGTGGCGGTGGCTGTGGCTGTGGCGGTGGATGCGGATGCGGCTGCGGCTGCGGCTGTGGCGGTGGATGCGGCCCGGTGCGAGAAACACGGCAAAAAATCCAGAAGCCCACTTGGCCTGGGTTTCAAGGATCAACGCACGCACGCACGCACATATATATATAGTATTGATCCTTTTCTCTTTTTAATTGTTTCATCCCGCTATTACACAAGCACCTGATACAAAGCAGACGGTGGAGGCAGGAGGCGGGAGGAGGGGCGTAGTGCCGTTAAACAGGCCCGCACGTCCAGAACCAAACAAGGCCCGAGGCAGAAAAAAAGCTGTGCCAGGTGCTAGTTTCTTATGTCATGGGAAAACCAATGATTAGTTAATCATTATGTCCCTGTTATAACACCGCACTTTAAATGCGTTAAACAATGTTCACATTTGTTATGTAAATGTCCGGTAAATTGTTTCTTCCTGTACATTAGCCCTAATGAGTGAACAGAGAAGTTCACTTTACGGTGTCATTATGTTATGTAAAGTGATAGATATGTTTAGATTACGGGTAATTACACATGATAATCATGTAACATGATATGCGTTTCTGTTCTTTTATTATATGTGTAAAAGTCCTTTAGATTACATTGTCATAACAAATGACATAACATTTACATAACTAAATGTATGACAGACAAGGCTATTACATGCATTGAACTTTCAACTAATCGTTACGCATAATCTAAACATAGTGCAACAAGTTTAGATTACGGGTAATTGCAGATGATCTTCGTGTGCACGTAAGTACCAGGTGCTAGTAGGAAATGGAAACAAAAAAAGAGGCTAATAGGTTATGTTTTTTGTAAAACAATGTCCGAATCGCTATGTTCACTTACACACTTTTCGCTGTACATTAGCTCACATTTTAGACTAATGAGTAGTTGAAAATCATATCACACATGTAACAACAAAGGAATGAAGTTATTACACTTATTAGGCATAAACAGTTTACTTACCACTCTTACCTGACTTATATCACAATGTATAACAATTCAATTACTACAAACTACATACTATTACATACAATAAACATATTAAAGGAATTAAGAATATATCTATATGTACACCCCCCTGTGGAAAATTTTTCAGATGATCTTCTCTCTTTAACTGTACAAGGGGGGTCATACAGAGTGTCAAGTCAACCGCATAATGATTAAATAAACAAACCCCTGACTCAGTAATAACCAATAGAATGCGGAATTTAGAATCATGTGACATAACAAACCTCCGAGAACCTGACTCCCTCCTCGTGTAAACCTAAAGTAAAATCCCTGTTTAACAGCGTTAAACGTATTGACACATGAAACATGATAATCTATATTACGAACATAACCGGGAAAGACAAGCACCTGATGTAACCCGGTGTTATTTTCTCAATCTAAAATCCAAAACGAGAATCCAGAATCCGAAACCCAAATCAAAAACCTTCGAGAATCCAAAATAAGCAACAGCAACCCAAAACCCAGGCCATAGCATCACACGCACTTGGGACAACCAACCACAAGCCAACAGGAGGCCACCATGACTTATTTCAACGAAACGGAAACCCCACAGGAAACCCCACAGGAAACCCCACGGGAAACCACAACCGCAACAGAACAGGAAACTGCAACAGAACAGCAAGACTTGAATCCTGATGAGATGACCACTATCAAAGAAGAAACATCTAAAATCCGGTTTACCCGGAAGAACCTCACTCTTGCGTACTCTAAAAAAGGATGGACGATCACCAAATGTGCTTCCGCATTCCGGAAATCCACACAGTTTATCTCCGGCTGCCTGTACGCATGGGAGATCCCTAATCCTCTGGGTGTCGTCGGTAACGGTAAATCGGGTAGAGGCAGGCACATGCACAAAGATCCGAGCCATGCCTATGATATGTATACGGGTGCTTCAACAGGATCACCTATGACAACCACAGCCGTGGCCCGAGAGCTTGGAGTCTCTCGCACCACAGCTTACAATTACATTAAAGCCGAGGCCCGGAGACGAGGCGAGAAACTCAGAACCAAATATGAGGCCCAATGGCTACGCAGGAATCAAAGTGAAGTCTTAAAATGAAAAATTTTTTTCATGCCCGAAACCCTTGATTGCCAACGGTTTCGGGTTTCTCCCTCATCTTTATTACAAAAAAAGATGAAATTCATGTTGACAAATGAAACGAAAGGAATTATATTTAAGAGCATACCGAGACGGGGAACACGAAAAGAACCCGGAACGGTAAAATAAAATACAAGGATTTACAATATGAAAAACATCGATTTTAGCACTCTCAGCCCTACACAGCAAGACTCCCTTAGCGTGGTTTCCAACTCAGCCAACATTGCATCATACGAGACGGCTAAGGCCACTATTAAAGTGTACGAGTCCCATGTAAAAACTCTTAAAGCTGCCGCAAAGCAGTTCACCGATCAGGGAGAAGACGTAGTTTTCTCAAACGGCACGCAAACTTTAGCAACTCTGAAGACCTCTAAGGCTTCAACTGCTAAGAATTTCCAGATCAACATCAAAGCCCTCTATACGATCTGGAAAGACAAGACCGCACGTCAAGTTCTCTCTGATTTCTTCAAATTAACTTTCCAACCCCTGAAAGGCTTTTCTGAGAAAGCCATCGCAGAAGCTGAAAACGCCGCACAGATCGCACAGCTTCAAGGTGCAGGCGGACAGGCCCGGGGAGAAAATCCGGAAATCATATTTAACCGGGTCTCTGAGTCTTACAGAGTCTCCCTGAAAGTTTAAACTAACCAAAACTCGCACCTGATACAGCTTGCATCAGGTGCGAATCAACTAAAATAAGGAATGAGATATGCCACAAGTAACAAGTAATTTTAAACACGAGTTCAGAGAGATTAGCAAAAGGGGCGTGAAAGGCTTAAGCATCAAGTTCATGTATGCCTCAAAGCCTTGGGCTTCCAAGTGGATGCCAACGGACACGGTAGAATCTATTGATAGTGTTATCAAGCACTTAACTGAGTTGAAAAAATCACTCGAATCAAAATAAAAAATAAGGAACAGCACCATGAGAACAGAAGTAATACAAAACTCGACGACACAGAGCAATTTCAATATATCACAGAAGATAGCAACGAGATTTTAGGTGCAGACTTTTCAAACGCTGCACTTAATTTTTACAATTTTTCAGGACTTAATCTTGACAGCATGAATTTTTCCAAGGCATCTCTCCGGAACGCTCTGTTTTCCTACTCCACCATGGAGGAACTAAACTTTTCCCATGCAGACCTTTCCGGTTCTTCCATCATAGAATCATCACTCGTGCATGTCGTAGCAGAGTACGCAAAATTTCAGGATGCAGATTTTACACGAGCAGAAGGTAAAAACAACACGTTCACGAACTCAGATTTCAGAGCTGCAACTCTCCACGGTGCCTCAATCACGTGCTCCGATTTTTCCTACTCCAACCTCTCCCACGCTAACTTTTCCCATGCGAACCTCAGCAATTGCTGTTTTTTCATGACAAATCTTTCCGGAGTAAACCTCTCCCATGCGAACCTTACCGGATGTTTTTTCGTGAACTGTGACATGACAGATGCTGATCTCTCTCATGCGAACCTCGAGGGAACGAACTTCACCGATGCAGACACTCGAGATTGCGACACTCGAGACGCACAAATCAAAGATTCAAATATTTAAGGCAGGTACGAAATGAAAAAGACGAAAGTTCAAGAATGGAAAATAATCACTCGCAAACGAAACAACATGCTTCAGGATATTCTGGACATACACATAAAATACGGAAACTCTTTTTTCTGGACAGGCACGAGAGACACTCCGTTTACTAACACGCTCACATTCACCTATAAAGGCCAGGTATACCTCATTCAGCAAAGTATGCATTCTTCCCGGAGGAATGTTTACTATCGGCTTAACGTGTACATTGACGGGAAGAAAAAAAGCATCCGGGACATCAAAAAGATCATGAGGGGGACGGAATGAAAAAGACGGAAAAAGTACATATAAATTATATCATGCCGGGAGCGTCAATAATAGTGAAAGGCGTTGAGCGTACAGTAACTAAAAAAGATATAAACTATGGTTTCATGGGAAAAACAATCTTTGGTGATAGTTATAGGTTGGGTAGAACTCTTGTGGAAAGAGTTGTTCACATACCGATGAGGGGGACGAAATGATAAATGTTCAAAAGATAGAATTAATCAGATCCGGAGAGCATGAGAGGGTAATAGTACCTCACAATGACAGAATGTTTTTTCAGAGGCTAGATGCGGACGGTTTTAGTTTTCAGGGTTGCGACTTTTCGCACGCCAACCTGAGAAACTATAATCTTTCCGGACTCAATTTTACAGGAGCTGACTTCTCCCATGCCGACCTTCGGGGAGTGAATTTTTCATACTCTCTACTATTCTCTATCGACTTTTCCCATGCAGACCTTTCCTGTGTTTGTTTTTCATACGCTAAAATGGACAGATTAGACTTCTCCCATGCAGATCTCCGGAGTGCGGTATTCCACGATACCGACACAAAAAACCTTGAATTCACACATGCAGACATCCGGGGAACAATGTTCCCAGAAAGAGAGGAAAACTAAAATGATTACACATCACGCAAAAGATCAAAACTTAACTCTGACCTACACACCTTGGACAAAAATTGTCGAAGGGGAATATGCCTACATTGAAGGCACAAAAGACGGGAAACGCCATTTCTTTGGCCCGCACAGGGTAGTCAGTACAAACTCCCGTCTTCTTCTCTCTTCATCCAATGGCAAGGTATTTCCACAGCCTGAACATTGCCTCTGGACAGTGCGACCGGGTAGTGAAAGAGAACCCCTGAACATTGCCGACCAACACAAACTGAATTTTAATGTAATCCAGCTGTTTTCCCTGAAAGAAGGAAGCACAATTACGTATTCCAACGGAAAAACCCTGCACGTTGAAGAGATACATCCCAGGTATGGATGGGTCATCACGAAAGAAGACGCACAGCAGAGAGCCGACCAACTTCTCTACGAAGAAGACGGCACACGAGCCTTTGTTACGAACTAAAACGAGAATCCGGTTCCTCTTCCTGCTACAACTAACAGCACCGGGGAGAGGAACCACAACCCGAAATAAAATATAGGAGTACACACCATGAAAAGAGCCATGATCACAAAATACGGAAAAGAAGCAAGAAATCAATTCACATTAACGCATGACAATGGAACCACCATCATGTTTTATTCATACGATCAACTCATCGCAATAAATGATAATGGCACGGTTTATTTAAACACTGCCTTATGGCATTATTCCCGCACAACAGATTATTACAGGGGGCAATTCCTTGGAGAAAACACGGCGGCAACCCGGAAAAAACTGAAGAGTGGAGAATACAAAGCAATCACGCAAGACATTCTCCAGAGGCTTAACCTGAAACTAAGATTCTGAAATGATAACCCGGTTCCTCCTCTTCCTGCTGCAACTAACAGTACCGGGGAGGAGGAGCCACAACCCGAAATAAAATATAGGAGTACACATCATGACCTTAGAAGACCTTGGATCATTTATGCTTTTTATCTACCTGGCAGTCACTATTGCCCTTCCTTTTTTCGTATTCTTCACCATGAGGAACACACAACGAGCTGCACAACAGTTAAACGAAATCCGGGTACTGATGCAAGAGCTCAACTTAAACCAAGACGAGAATCTTGGCCGGATCATTCACGAGCTCAAAATTCAGAACGCAGAAGGAGACAGTCATGTTTAAGAAAATGATGCAGGCAATTAAACCGCAGACTGTGATGCGGGTAGAGAAGCACACAGTGACCGGACGATCCAGAAACAAAGCGGAGAACCCTGACTATGTGCGTATCTATTCGCCTTCTCTTCCCTACGCAGGCGTTTGGAGAATGTCCGATCTGAAAAAAGGAAACGCAAAACCGGAAAACGAAACCATGAAATATCCTGCGTTTACTATGTGCCACACCTTGAGACCTATCGGGGATACACACGTTATTGCCACGTTCAACGAGAAAAGCACGAGCAGAGCAACAAAACTTTTTAAGAAGCTGAATCGATTGAATCAAGATCAGTTTTATGGGAATAGTATGGTAAAAGATTTCATTTTTTTGATTAAAGGTGATCTCTTTTACAGTAACGCACACGTAGCAGTCCGTATTAAAGATTTCTGCGAACAGCTTACGGATACTCCGGTCATCACCCTGCCTCTGGACTTCTTGCCTCTCCTCATTAAAGGTATGGGGTTATTCTCCTATGAGGGAAATGTGCATCAATACCTGGCCCATGACAGCCATCAGGAGACCATGCTTTTTAAAACATACCATTTCAATGCATACATTTCGGGCACATTCAATCAGATTTTTTCTGTGGACGGTTCTTTTTTAACCGAAGGAAAGCCGGATTATGACGTAGTGGACACGTTCCCTAGTAAAAAAGGCGACAGGATGCTTACCCGGTTATCCTACGGTTTTTCTGACATGACTCACCTGCGGAAGGATTACTTTGATCTTATAAAAGATTTCAATTCCGGCATTGAGTACGGGCAGGTAGACGGTAACAAGTTTAAGGCAGAAGCCAAGGATGGAAAGATTTCAGTTGTCATTATGGCAGTCAAACAGTAGTATAGACGATGCGATGCCGATCGGGAAATCAAAAGCTGCCCGATCGGCATCGCAATAAACCGTGAACTACTCCGGGACACAGGATCAAAAGAGATCAGGCGACCCGGAGCACTAAGATAAAAAATGGAGATAAAAAATGGACAAATTTATGCAGTTACCCGACGGGCTAATTCTTAACGTAAATGACATTTCGAGCATTGAGAAGGCTCTTCCTGAAGACCAAAAATCTGCGGGTTGCATTCACATGAAGAACGGTGAATTCTTTCAGGTACACGACGTGATGCCGGTAATCCGATTTTTGAAAAGTGAATTTAAAATCCGAATTGAGAAGGTGGAGTCATGATCCGCTATATCCGAAACGCTATTATCGGTTTTGTTTTTATTTTTTTCATCGCTGTCGTCATTACAATAGTAAGTGCTGCATATAAGCAGTACCAAGTAAGACGAGCGGATGACTTAGGTGAAAGCACGTTCTTAACGTCCACCTTCGGGGATTCTCCCGAGGAGGTAAAGAGAAACATCCCGGAATCCTTCAGTCTGTTGATTGATAACACAGACAGAAATGATGGGTACGATTTAACACACACTTTGGCCTATTCACAATGTGACCTGGCAATCTGGAAGGATGCCATAGTCCTTTACTCCTTTTTCAAAGGGGAATTATACCGGGGCACAATTCTTTCACCTCGCAAAAGTACATTTGCAGATCAGCTTGTAGTCCTTGACGAACTCACATGTATCATGGATGCAAAATATGGAACGCACGAGGACACCTTGAAATGGAAATATGACACATTCAGGGACTCCGACATGTACACAGCATTAACGAGCGGGATGGTGGCCTTCAAGAGGCAATGGGACATGAAACCCTACGACCTTTATATCACCATTGAATTGACCGATGATAATGCATTCAGTCTGGATGTAATCTATCAGGATTATCCGGTATCTCTCGAAGCTAAAAAGCACGTAGATGCCATTGAAGCAGAGGCAGCCCGTGTGAAGGCCCGGAATTCTTTACTATAAATGCACTTGACAAGGAACACGGAAGTGTCCATAATAGCAATCTCAGGAGGGATAAAATGAAAGGAAAACAGAGAAAACAGAGAAAACAAACCAAAGAAAGTAGAGCAGTTGACTTCTACATGTACGGGTTTAAGCACAGAATGCGAGTGAGAAGGCCATTCCCAAAGATGCTCATACTGAATCTCATGCCTCTGCGGGAGATGGATAAGGGGGATGATGCGAAGGCTTGGGCAATACCTTTTATACTATTTCAGACAAAAACAGGAACACCTTCTTATCAAATGGCCAATGACATCGACATTTTACTGAGTGATGAAACTCAATTAAAAATCCAAAACGACATCAAGAAAAACATAGAATCAATTGAAGAAGAGGAGTCAAACGAGGCTCCCGGAGAGGAACCCCCGGAAGAAAAAATTTCCGAGGAAGCTCCCGAGGATAACGTGGTTACTCCCGAGTTTGGTAAACAGTCATGACTTTTTCACTGGATGATGCCACGTTAAAAGCCGATGGGTTTGATGACTGCATCATCGGTGTGTCCTCAAAAAGCATTCTCGTTTACGACTTGAACGCCATAATTGAAAAGTTAAGTGCTGACATGAGTAGAGAGGATGCTGTTGAGTATTTTTACCATAACATAGATTGTGCCTATGTGGGTGAGTTTACACCCATTTACATATCACTTGCAACGGCTGAAGAACTAGAAGAGTTCAACGAATAAGGAACACCAAAATGAAAAATAAGAATTTATTTCCAAAATTGACCCCCGGCCTGATGGCCTCCATTTTTTTCCTGCCTCTGATTCTGTTTATCTTTACCTTGGGTTACGCCACAGCGACCTACGTTTTAAGAAAGCAGGCTCTCAGTATTATTTCAAACGAATCCAAGTTGATTGCGGAGAACGGAAGGCTCCAGATCGAAAATAAAAAACTCACACTGAAACTGGAGAAAGAGCGTTCCGCAGTGGCCTCAGCCTATCAGAAGTACACCAGAAGGCTTGAGGTTTCCGCTTATAGCCTTCGGCCCTGCGAAACCGACCTAGATCCTTCATGGTCTTCCTTTGGGCCTACGGTGTATGGCCAGGTGGCTGTGTCGCAGAACATGATCGCATCAGGGGAGTTCTCCCGAGGCGATCATCTTCTTATAAGAACCCCGGACGGAAAAGTTTTTTTCCGGGTTGTAAACGATCAAATGAATAAGCGGTATAAGTCCAACGTGGATCTACTTTTCCAAAATACTTGGTTAGCAAAACGGTTTGGTAGAAAGCAGGCTGTTGTCGTTAATCTCACAAAAATAAATCACGAATTATCTAATTTGTGATACACTGATAGACCCGACTGATGGACAAGGGTGTTCATTCACAAAAATAATAACGTAACGGGGAACCCGGCTCGCAAACATGCCGAGTTCACCATAAAACAAAAAGCTCTAATCATTGTTATCATTGTTGGCGAGCGTTTTACGGGGACGTTATTTCTAAAGGCTCTCTTCCCTTGAAGAGTCAGCCGGGTTTTTCAAGTAAGCTACATAAAAAATGAGGTACACCATGTTTAACAGAATGAAAATTTTTGAAGGGATCGCAAACATTACGAAAGAAACCTTGTGGGAGTTATCCCGACACAAGGAAGCGAAGAAATACCCAAAGAAATACGCAGGGACGTATTTTCCAAAGGCAGCGGGCAGACTTACACCTCAAATTGTATTTAGATTTTACGACGAGTTACCCGATGGAACCGTCCAGACCTGTGAGTCTGGAGCGTTTACGGGTGCTTGCATGATCTTGATGATCCGAAGAGTTCACCCGAACTCAAGACCGTACTACACGGTGGATATAACAAAGCGTAAAGGCGAGTTGACCGATTGGTTCGTCGAGGTGATCGATGGAACGTCACAGTACGCTAATTCAATAACAAGTGAAGTCCTCTGCGGACTTGACACAGCCGGGCATAAATCAGTCCAGATTATACAGAAGTGAGGGAATCATGAGATATTTAAAAACAATCATAGGGAAACCAGAAGAAATTGCACAGATTTTATTCTCCGGTGGTGTGTGGGCTATGGAGATCCAAGCCGATGGCCAGGTGAAGGTGAACGGTGAGCCACAGCCTATTTACGTTGAGAAAGGGCAGGAAGTTCTTGGAACACCTTCTGTAATGAAGTTGTTTGAAAATGGGTACGATAAACCTGAGTTGGGAGAGAAGGCAGCAAAAGAGCTTAAAAGCAAATTAGCCTCCCGCACAGCGGAGAAGGCCAAAGCCAAGGCAGAAGCAGAAGCAAAAGCTGCCCAACTAAAAGCCGAAACAAAGGCAGAAGCAAAAGCAGAAGCAGAAGCAAAAGCTGCCCAACTAAAAGCCGAAACAAAGGCAGAAGCAGAAGCAAAAGCAGAAGCGGAAGCCAAGGCGAAAAAGAAAAAAGAACGTGCGGATGCCCGGAAAAAGGCCAGAGAGCTTGTCAAAAAGCAGAAAGCTGAAGAAGAGGCTGCCCGGAAAAAAGCCGAAGAAGAGGCATCGCAAAGCAACATGAACCTCCCCCCAGAGCCTGATGCAGACGAAGACTTCGAGGGTTTCGAGGGTGAAGACGAGGAACCCAAGGGGCCTGGAGTAGGCCATTACACCATGCCCACAGAGCAGACAGAGGTAGATCCTAAAGAACAGGCGTTGTGGGAAGCGTGGCAGACAGACAAACAACCCCGTGACATGACCGTGGATGAATACAATGCCTGGCTCAAGAAAAAAGAGGCACACGCTCGATATATCAATCAAGCATCCGAAAAAGATAAGACTGCAAAAGAACTCAGAGAGGAAGCAGGGCAAAATGGCTTTGACGAAGTGCCTATTCCCGATGATGTGAAAAGCAACATGGACAGTCTTGACGACGAATTCGACGATGATGATGCCGACTTTGAAGCCTTTTTAGAGGGTGGCGGAGGCCCATCTGCCAGTAAAAAGAAAGTAGCAAAAGAAGACGACGTAGAAAAGTTCGATGAGTTAAGCGACGACGACTTCAGTTTCGAAATTTAAACCGTTTCACCTTTCCAATCATATAAAATATAAAGGCGGTTTTTTACCATGTTCTTTGCATCAAAAGATTACGACGGGAAACCCGGTACATGGGAGCCCTTTCACAACGAAGCTGATTTAACACCTGAATATATGTTCAAGACGGCCCTAGAGATCGATCCTATCGAAGTTGATGGGGTCGAAGGTCTACCGAAAAAAGGAGTGCCCCACAGATACCGTGGGGCGTTCATGATCGATCTGGACACGAATAAAAAGAAGGGTTTGAACAGTGTTGAAGAGGTTCGGGAAGTTGCGGTTAGGGTACTCTCCAATCTCGTTACGAAAGCTGGTCTTGATCCTTCCGGGCACGGTATCAGGATCTACTACTCGGGAAGCAAAGGCTACCACATTGAGATGGATCAGGCTTTATTCGGAATGGATCGCAGTCAATTCTACCTGGGTCTTCCCTACATTTATAAGAATGTAGTCACGAAGATGGGGTTCTCCGGGTACGTCGATATGTCCATTTACAGCTCCGGATGGGGCCGATTGTGGCGACGACCCAACATTCAACGGTCTAATGGGAAGCACAAGATTCCTTTGTCTTACGATGAGCTGTGTAACTTAGACAGTAGTAAGCACGCACAAATGGCTATGTCCCCGAGAATGGAGGCTCCGAGGATCAATGGTGTTCAAACCAATACGATGCTTTCCAAATTGTTTAAGGAGTCATACAGTGCCGATAAAGTCAGGCGATCCGTAGGACTCACGCACAGAGATTTTAAAGAATTGCTCCCTGCGTCCTTTAACGAATCGGATTGTATTTCCAAAATCCTGAATAACCACCCGGCTGTTTCGAAATCCGCAAACTTCCACCACATGTCTTTTATCCTCTGCACGTATTTTGTGAACATGGGCCATCCATATTCTCAGGTTGAAAGACATGTAGAATCATGGATTAAAGCGATACAGTCCCAGTCATACCCCGCGGAGGCTATTCGGTGGGCTCACTTTAAAAGTAACTTCGATCAGGTGTCCGAGGGCGGGTATAGATTTTCCTGCGGAGCAGCAAGGAATCTTGTTGACGTAACTTATTGTGCAACGTGCCCGTTGAATAAGAATCCCGATTGGACTGCGAATCAGGCCACGGGCGGTGTAATTGAGTGGGAAAATGCGTACCAGACGGGTATTTTAGATAAAGCAACGGGCGAATGGGTACTTGATGCGAAGTCAAATGGTATTTTTATACCTACGGCTGTTGGCATATCCCAGGACGGAGTCCCGAATCAGCAATTTAATTGTGAAATAAGGTACACAGACCACACGAAATCCCCGCAACTCAGTCTTGACTTTCTTGAGTTCACTTCTGAGGAAGCACTGACAAAACACGTTCAAAAAGTAAACGGGATTGGCGGGAATATTTGGTCGCCATTCGCACTATCAAAAAAAGCCCTGCAAGGAATTAGGCTTATAGTAGGAAATCGTATGAAAAATTTACCGCATTATCTAAGCACCGGAGCCACCCACGGAGCATTCAAGTTTAAAGGTGAATGGGTGTGGGCTGATAATGAAGGCGGCCGAGATAAAAATTGGGTTCAGACGGGGAACGCCATGTGTGACCAACCCTATTCTGAGGGTTCCGATGATTCTTACTTTAAACAACACTTAACAGCCTACGAACCCTATGACAAAAGTAAACGTGAGGACATGCGTGAAGCCATTCATGCATTACAATTGATTCAAGTCATCAATTCACCGCACATTATGTATCTCACAATGGGTTGGCTTGTTGCTTCTTTCTTCCGTCCTCGTTTTTTTGATTTAAAATCCAAAACGCCAAACCCGAATGTTCACACATTCCCCCTGCTTTTCCACATTGGTAAGGCACAAACGGGTAAAACGACGCTCGATAACGAGGTTTTGATTCCTATATCCGGGTACGGAACAGAGTCACTTCCAAAAAACGACAGCTCTCTAGTGAACATAAAGCTGTTTGCACTCTCATGCTTCTCCCTGTTCATGCACATTAGTAAAGCGAGCAATGGATGCCCCATATTCCTTGATGAGTTTAAAGATGAGTTTTCAAAGGATTCTAATGGATCTGTAAAATTCACGAGGAAGGACATGGATACCCTATGTAGGCTTTCGTATGACCGAAGTGTCTTCACACGAGGTACGGCCAGTCTGGGCATGGAGACGAATACAATAAGCTCCACATTCAAGATCAATACTCCGAAGTTGGGATTAAATTCACTTGACCAGGCATCCTATCAGAGATCAATTATGGTTTATGCTGATGAGAGAATGAGTCAACAGTACACTGCAAACTTCAAAAGATTTTATAAGTTCAAGTCCGGAAAACCTATCCTCCAGAGAATCGGAGCCACAATCGCTAAAATGGTACTCGGGATCACCGATGAGAGGCTTATCAAAGCTCTCGATAAAGCAAATAAACTTGCAGTTAAACTATTTCCAACAGGAGGGCCCCGTAGGCAAGAAGGGCTTTCCAAGATTATTTTTGGGAATATGGTGATCGCCAGTTTGTTTTCGGATAGAGCATGGAACTTCCCGAAAGCCTCGAAAGTGTGTGCTGCCGCTTATGCCTACATGGATGAAGGCCCGGATGCGAGTAAACACATGGATGAGGGTGAAGACTTTGGTATGAAGGAACTTGCGGAACTGATAAGCTCCGACGGAAAAGGCGGTCGCTCCGACTGGAACGTATTCATGGGTGAGATTCTTGACCTTACTTCAATACGATCCGAGAGAGAAAAACTGGCGAATGGATCAGAATACTTCTTTAAAAAGGCTGAGGGGCTACCCACTGATTATTATTTTGTCTTGAAAGTGAAGGACGCAATCAGTAAACTAGGATCATATTCACGTCAGTCAGGGACAGGCTCTGGAATTATCATGTCGGATGCTGACTTCCGAATTGGAGCAAAGGTTGCCCGGATACTCGTGAAATATCCTGATGGAAACGATTTCTCACCATTCGAACAGCCCGAGGAAGGTGGGAGACTTGAGCGTGGGCAGTTTGTCAGGCTAAGTGTTACGAAAATGCTCGACGCAGGATTCCAACTGAAAGGAATCCCCGGATCAGAAGATGCCTTGTTTGAGATAGAGAGGGACAGGAAAAAATGAAAGATAATAAAATGAGATATAAAAAATGGGATACAGGTTGGGAACTGAAGGAAGGCTTTGAGCTGTACCCTTGGCAGGTTGCAACCTATTTAGACCGAAAGAAAAAACCTAGACACATGGATTTCAGTGATGCGGGAACCGGAAAATCACTGCCTGCTCTGTGTAATCTTTTTAACTGGATGCATAACCGGGTCACTCTGAAAAGAAAAAGTGCAAAAGTTTACTTCGGGCCCAATGAACGTATAAGAAATGCGATTATCTATACACCTCCCTCCGCAAGGATCGGGTGGATACTTGACACCTTGTCAAAATTTGAAAAGATGCCCGCTGAGATTGTCAGCTACGAAGGGACACCGTCACATAGAAGAATGATTCAGAAGAGAGTTCAAAAAATAAATGACACCGGGCGACCTGTGATACTTCTCACCTCGTGGGGTCTTCTCTCCAAGGATGCATCAATGGACATAGGTTGGATTGAACAGACATTCGATCCTTACTACATTGTTGCCGATGAAGCTCAATACATTTCCGGGCATAGCAGCATGAGAAATCGATTGTTTATCAACAGCATCATGTTCCCAAACAATGATACTGACTACAAATTTGTCTTATTTATCACAGCCACACCATTTTCAAATAACATGGAGCAAGCCTGGCCTTACCTCAATGTATGCTACGAGAATCCGAAAACAGGTGACAATTTAGCATACCCACATGGTCACATTGAATTTGTGAAACACCACTTCCGAATGTATGATGACAGCAGAGATCCCCGTGGATACCGTCTTGTTGATTTCAAAGATGCAGGCAGGATTGAAAAACTCGTCCGTAAAAAAGGGATTGTACACAAAAGATCGAACGTCTTTAAGGATCGCAAAGAGCCTCACACAGCCATAAAAACCTTTGAGCTTGATAAGCTCCAGAGTGCTTTGTATTGGTACTTTGTAAACAATCTTTACGTTGAGAGGGATGACGTTAAAGTAGAGGTGAAGGACAGCAATACCCGCATGATGCGGGAGAGACAGCTTGCCACCGACCCCGGCCTCCTCGGGTTCCCTGAATCGAAGAATAAAATAAAACTTCTTTTCAACACCCTTGAGGAGTATGGAATTCAGCCAGGTTGCCCCGGAGAAAAAGTTCTCATTCTCACTGAATTCAGGGGAACATGGGAAAGGGTTAAGCGAGAACTAGAAGCCAAAGGATTCCGGGTAGAAGGAATTCGTGGGGGAGACTCCCAAAAATCTCGCAAACTTGCGATTCAAAAATTTACGGATGACCCGGACATTCAAATATTCCTTGGTAGCCGTAAATCAATGGCCGAAGGTGTGAACTTACAGGCAGCCAGTGTTCATATTGATTACGAATTGGGTTGGGAGTCCGATAAATTTATTCAGGGCCGTGGTAGAGTTGATAGAGCGGGGCAGAAGAATAGGATAAGTTACATTGTGTTTACCGCAGAGGATACGATTGATTACCTTGTTTACAACAGGGTTTCAGGTAAAATAAAATTCTTTAACAATTTACTTGAGAATACAGCACTTCAGACAAAAAAGATTGTGAATTCTAAAGATGCTGTTAGTATGTTGCAAGCTGTTGGGTTAAAGAGAAGAACACCTAAGTTGAGTGACGAAATGAAAAAGAAATTGAATGAACTTTTGTATAAGGAGGCAGACAGTGAAAAAGAAAAAGATAATGAAGAAATGTAGGAAGATTCTGGAACATTACGGTTTCAAACATCAACTCAGAAAGTTGATTGAAGAACTCGGGGAACTCAGGAGGGAGGCCAAAAACTATACGGCAATTCCTCAACTGTGCCAACAGGACATGTGGTACGAAAATTTTGCAGATGAGCTTGCCGATGTGCAGATTATGGTAAATCAATTTAAAACGGTATTCGGTTCCGTAGTTGATGCGAGAATTGAGTACAAAATTAAACGCCAATTAAAGCGTATTAAAAAAGAGAAAAAGGAGCAAAAATGATTGATAATAATGTACTTGAAGACTCAATGGATGAAAGTGTTATTGTTGACGCTACCAACGGACGAATGATGGAAGGCACAAAGTGGGATGCTAAAGAACTCGCAAATGGTCTTGAGCGTGTACCTCTGGGGGATCACGTCATTATTCGGAGAAGAATGTATTCCAATACCACGGACTCAGGGATTATCCGAAACGTGTCCGACGAGGGAAAGGAAGTGGCTGCAACACAGGGAATGGTCGCAGCGATTGGCCCGGATGTGGTGAACATTGACGTGGGCGACGAAGTTGTCTTTCAAGATTATCAGGGAAGGCCGATCATCGGATCTGACGGTAAGCCTTATTACTTGGTAAGAATGGAGTTTATACAGGCCATCGTAGCCTTCTACAAACCTATGGAGTCCAAACAGGACATCCGAATTCGTGAATATCTGGCTACCAGAGCTTGATTTTAAATAGTTGTTGACACGGTGTACTGGACACTGTATTATAAAGTGTCATCTAATACATGGCACAGTCTAAAAAGTTTATAAAGTTTAAGGAGTTTATTATGAGTATTGATTATGAAGAAGATTTTGATGGAATGGAAGATGTAGAGGAAGCAGCGGGTTGGGACAACATACCCGGAAAAACTTCATCTGAGCAATCCAACGAACCTATGGATGAGGGTTCAGACCCCTTCTCAGCGGAAGCGGGAAGTGCAAGTACATCCACAGGTAATGAATCCGTTGGCTCTGGTGGTTTCACAAAGGCACAGAACATCTCGATCAATAAGGCATCAGGTGCTTTTGCGATCTCTGTGGAGGCTCCTAAAGGATCACCGAATAAGTACCGCATGCAGACCCTTGAGAACGATGAAGGCGTGGCTTGCAAAGCCATGCAGGTATTCGTTGGGGACGGTGTGGACATCGGAGAGGATAGAGGATTCTTTAAGAAGTCCGTTGTTTACCTGACCAAGCCCATGCAAAGTGCTGTAAATCGTGCGTTACAGGAAATGGGATGCAAGACCACTTGTGGCCAGTATCTCGAAGCATACGGTGATTGCACAGGTGGTACTCGCAAAGAGTCTCTCGCATGCGAACTGATTGACACGATTACCGGGGGATTCTACACGGGCAAGCATGAAGTCACATATCGTGGCCGAAAGGCAAACCTGAAGCGGATCTCCGATAGTGGCTTCATTAACTGGAAAAAACAGGGTGTCGTAGACATTCATCCTTTCTTCCGACAGAGTGCGATAGATCCTTCATCCTGGAAGGTTCCCAATCGTTACCTCTACATTCATGTTGCCAAATTTCAGCCTGTTCCCTCTGACTGTCACGTCCCTGACCTTCCCGACAAGTATGCCGGGCGAACACTCAAGTTCACGGATTGGGCATCAAAATCATTCACCATCTTTGAGAAAGCAATGGCTGCTGCCTATGCCGGATCGAAGAGCTTGGATGTGCTTGAAGTTCTGACAGGAGCGAAGAGAGCAGAATTCGATAAGTGGTTCCAGAAATGTGTTCTTCATATCGTCCTTACCCCTGTGCCGACCAAAAACTTCGGGGATCACATGCACCCTCGTTTCTGGTCGGCTATCAAAAAAGATCGTGTGACAAAGAGCGGTGGCGTTAAGAATGAAGGTCTCGGGATCAGCATTTATGAGGCCATGCAGACACGGGAGTTTGCCATAGCCATGACGAATAACCGCAATGCAAAACCCTATTCGGAAGACGACGTAGAAACCTACTGGGTTGATTGCTGTGGAGACAAGGCAATCACCAAGAAAGACGGACGGATGGTGTCTATTAAGGACACAGGTGAAGTTCGTAAGACCCGATAATTCCAACCTTTTAGAGAAACCCCTGGGGATGCACCGGGGGTTTTTCGCATAAGAAGTAAGCCATGAACAACTTTTATGAAATCGTTTCCGGAAAGGTAAAACTCAAATTTGGTAAGTACAAAGGGTGTTTTCTCTCAGAAGTACCCTCGGGATACTTGCAGTTTATGGTAGACTTGTGGGAAGAAGATTGTGACGATGAGTCCATGCAGGACTTTATCGACATAATGAAAGACAACTTATAAAATCTGGAGGCTATAATGGAAAATTTATTACTCGCATTTGAAACTGATATTTTGGTACATGTAGAAGCGTGTAAAAAAGAGTTGGAGGCTAATGCAAAGCACCCCAACAAGGCAGCACTGACACGAGCCCGAAAGCATCTGAATGCTCTCAAAAGTCGGATCACACCCTTCAAGACAAAGACAATGTCATGAAGAAAATACGGAGCGTCATGTACACGAGCGACCGGGTTGTGAACCAGAAGAAACCCAAGGGCCGTGGGTCTAGCCACTTTTTTGTGGGCCTGCTTATCGATGATGCAGGCGTTCTCACGGATGACCAGGGCGAATTGCTTGGGAAAGGTAAGGAATACCGGGTTTACTTTCCCCTGTCACGGCTTAGAGAAGCCGTCTCAAGGGCAAACAGCAACACTGAGGACACGATGGACGCAATGTTCACCGCATCAAAGTGGTGGAAGCCAAAAACTTGGTCTTTTCTTAAAAAGAAGTAGCGAAAGCTAAAACGTGGGCGGGCGAGAGCCTGCCCTAAATAATCGGGGTTAAAAATGAAATTACTTGTTGATATAAACTATCTTATGTTCCGCTCGATGCATGCATCTACACCAATGACCGTGCGAACAAATTGGACAGACAGACCTGTGAACACAGGGTCTGCGAAGCTCGCAATAAATACCGTCATGCGAGTGTATCAAAAAATAAAGAAAACGTATAAGTATCTGGAAATAAAAGACATTCTTTTTTGCGATGACTGGGGAAAATCCTTCCGGAAAGATATTTATGATGGTTACAAAAAGAAAAGAGGAAGCAAGGAACGAACGGAAGCCGAAAACAATGCGTTGACCGATATGTTTGTTATGAAGAACCTTGTCCTTTATGTGTTTTACCAAATGGGTAGCCAGGTTTTTGCAAAAAAGAACTATGAAGCGGACGATGTTATTGGGTATCTCACTAACCTATTTAAAAAGCGAGATATTTACTCCACAATAGTTTCAGGAGACATCGACATGTCTCAGCTTATCAGCGATCACACATCTTTGTTACGCTTTGAGGGTAAAGAGATGGTCACGTATTCCCCAACAAACATGGATTACATCAGCCTCATAGGAAAGAAAAAAGAACCCTGGGGATGCAAGAACAGAGCCGACGTAGTGCTCTATAAGGCCACGGTGGGCGATTCGTCGGATGAATACCCAGGGATTCCTCGTTTTGGGGAAGCCAAATGGCTCGAAATGCAAAAATTTATAAAGGACTCAGGGCTCAGTTCCGGGTATGTCCTTATGAAAACCGACGATTTTTTCGAACAGTACGCTGAGTCAGGGAAAAAAGGAAAGAGTGCTGCCAACCTTTATTTAAAGAATAAGAAGTTATTCGAGACGTGTAAGGATCTGGCGGTCATTCGGAGAACAGTCACCCCGGACGAGAGAATGCCTTTTTACAGATCTGCAAAATCGAATGGTGATGATGAATTGACTGCAATACGAAATGAAGAACGTAAGTTTCAAAATGCGATTGATGCACTGAGTTCCTACAAAATGCTTGAGACGTTGAATACATTCAAAAGTTTGAAATCAATGGGGGCCCTCTATGTTGATGCAAAGTAAACACAATAAATTGATACCGAATTCCATGACGCTCATCGGCCTCCATGCGGATAGCCCCCAGAGTCATTGGGACAGGCTTGCCAAGGATCTTGAGAATCCTCAATTCAAGACACCGGAAGGATACCCGATGGTTGCCATTGACTACGAAACAACACAAGTTAGAAATGTGTATCGGGCCCAATATTTTGAGATTGAAACGCACGAGTACCTTCGAAAGCTTGACATGTACCAGAAAGGGAAAGTGAAATCGAAACCCACACCCCCCTCGGACACGAAACAAATGCCATTTGACATTCTCAACACGATGGTTACAGGCGTTGGGATCTGTGCGAACTCGAAGCGATCCTTTTACATTAACTTGGGCCATCGACAGGAAGAGGGGCAGATGCCCGTGGTTCCCCTCCCAAGGGACAGGAATGAAGTACACAGGCTGAAGGAATCCATCCGGGGGGAGCAAAGGAAATTCTTGGAATACATCTTTTCAGCCTGTCCAAAGGGTGTGATGTATGTCGCACACAATGCGAACTATGAATATAAAGTATCTATGTCCAATGGTTTTGATTTTTTCTGGGAAGGTAGCACAAGGTATTCCGGGGGAATCATGTGTTCCATGCTTCTGGCCAAGTTATTTAATTTTCCTTCAAACTCTCTCAAGAAATTAGTCGAGAGGATCTATTCTTTCTCACAGCCTGAGTATCTTGAAGCCATCGCACACACGCACTTGCCCCGGATGATTAAGATTTATTTCGAGTCTATTGGGTCAAAGGCAGGAGAGAACCCTGAATTCGATTCGAGAACATCAATTTTGATCCGGAACATCAAGTTCAACAAGAAAATAACTTTTGAATCAAGCATGGATGTGGCCTACTACGATTCATTTTATGTTACGGAAGTGAGCTTAAAAGAATTTCAAAAGGTGCTAAAGGGGCTTATAGAAAGTGTGGTTTCCTCTTTCAGTGACATGTCAGACAATTCTCTAGCCGAAGTTTTGCCCTACGCAGGGCAAGACCCTTGGTGGACTCTCAGATTGGCCGTAGATCTCATTGGAAGGGCTCAGGGTAGAACTACTCAATCCAAGTACACGACAACCTTGTGGGACTACTACATGAAAGTAGAATTCCCTATTATTCAGCTCGTTGCCGATATGTCACACAAAGGTATGAAGATAGACGGCAGAAAGGTTAAGGAGCTCCAGAAAAACTGTATCATAAAAGAAACCGAATATCGTCTCCGATTTAGAAATGCTGCTTGGAAGACCTTTAAGTCCAGGTTCCCCTTCCTCTTTAAGGAAAAGATTACTGATTGGAGTGAGTTCAGGCAGGATGTCAAGGCAAAAGCACTTCAAGAGATCCGAAAGTTTAAGGAAGTCTCGGAGAAGCCTGTGATTCCCAAATTTATTGATGAGTTTTCATCTGTGGGGGAAGTGAAAGATTTCATCCGTAGGATGGATGCATTGAATACAGGGCAGCAAAAATTTTTATTTTTCAGTGTTCTCTGTTTTCCCGTATGGAAGCTGACCGATAAAGGAATGCCAAGCCTTGACAAGAAAGTTTTGCCAAGGTACGAAATTCTCGGAGATGCTGCCGCTGCCCTTTTGGATCTACGAAAGGTGTCACAGATTTATGGTCTGTACGCACGACCTTATGAGCGGTTGGTTCACCCGGATACTGGAAAAGTTCATGGGATTTTAAACCAATCCGGTGCAGACACCGGACGGTTCACGATGGCACAGCCAAACCTTCAGCAGATGTCCAAGTTTGCAAAGAGAGAGGTTGAAAAAAATCTCACTGTTCGGGATCTGATTATCGCTGAGTCCAAAGATCGTGTTCTCCTCGCACCTGATTTCAGTCAGATTGAGCTTCGTGTGATGGCCTATATTTCCGGGGATAAAAACATGATGCAGTGCTACACCGGAGACGAAGACGGAAAATTCATCGACATCCACACGAAGACGAATCAATTCATATTTTCAAAAGAATTGAGTCAGTTTGAAAAGGGAACCAAGGAATATGAGAAGAACGCAAAATTCTATCGAAGAGTTTCAAAGACTGTCAATTTTTTGAGCCAGTATGGAGGTGGGCCGGGAACATTGCTCACCGGATTGCTTGCTGAAAAGATGCAGTTCAATATTGACGATTGCAAAAGATTCATTGATGGATTCTACCAAGCATACCCAGGGGTGAAAAGTTACAATGAGCAATATGGCGGGGTTACTGTAAACCGTAGTCGGATCAGTTTAACGGACTTCGGAAGGCCCAGGTACATTTCCGGGTACGATGACACCGAATTTTGGAAGGTCAAGGGTGCTGAAAGGCAGGCGAACAACCACCGGGTGCAGGGCACTGCGGGGGACATCATGAAGATAACGATGGCCCGAATCTATTGGTCTGACTATCTGCGAAGCCTCGGGGTTCGAACTCTGCTTACGATTCATGATGAACTCGTGCTGAGTATCCCTAAAAAGAATTTTGCCAAGAGCATTAAGTGTATCGTGGATGCTTATTCGAATTACAACTTCCCTGTGCCTATCCGGACTAGTCTCGATGCCGGACTTAACTTCGGAAACCTGACAGGTTTGACGGAGACGGATGATTCGAGTATTGCCTGGGACGATGTGCCAAAGTGGTGCGAAAAGGTGACAATGGTTCCCTACACGAAGGAAGATGCAGAAGCAAATAATACATTTTATCCCACAGGGGATGAGGAGTGGCTTCATGTCGAAATACACTAAAGGAAAAGAAGCTGAGAAGTTCACGGATAACTTTTTTACAAAGTGGGGGTTCCACTACGAAAGGCTGAAGGATTCTCATGATGCCGGAAGAATGTTGTCGGGGAACACTGCGGATGCGGTCACGGGAAAAGATGGATTTATGATGTATGTTGAGGTGAAATCTACTATAAAAAAGTCTTTCACGAGATCCATGCTTACGAAGGATCAACTGCGGAGGAACCTATCAGCCTGCCGAAAGGGGGTCTTCGGATCGTATGTGATATTCACGGATGGCGGGATGCACATGCACATCTATGAGTGGTCACAAGTTCTTTTATTTTTCGCAAAGAAAAAAGGATCTTTGACTAAATCATTACAGCCTGCTTATGAATGTCATTTCGATGAGACTTACACTGAAATAAAAAGGTATCCCGATAGGCTTCGACTTAATCTGATGGAGGCACATTCAAATCATGCGTCCGAGATAAAAAACACTGTCTTTGATTTCGGAGACAAATCAAAATATAGGAAGTTAAAACCATGAAATTATTTATATCAGGAGATCCACACGTAAATTTAGGTTCATACAACCATACCACAGGAGAAATGTGTGCCCGCAGGAGAGGTGTGGTTCACACCTTTGCTGAAGGTCTGACAAAGGCCAAGGAAGCCGGAGCTGACTGTTACGTTCATACAGGAGACTTCGTAGACGGCCCCCTCTCTTCCCCGAATTTAACCACACCGGAGCAATGGGTCATGAAGAATTTGATTCGGAGAGCTTTGCGTTCCGGATTGGTCATTGGAAAGTGCCCCGTGGGGAACCACGATATTCCAAAGTCAAGATACACCCATAAATATGGAGACTTCCCGACTGCATGGGCTATGCTCACACCCACAGCAAAACAACTTCCTAATGTACACATCCTCAACTTTTGTCCAAATGGACAGGAGGCTGCGGAGGAGCAATTTGAAAAGGTGCTTAAATGGGCCAACGTGGACACTGGGGCACATCATTTATTCATAGCACACCACCTGTTTGAGGGAAGGCTTGAGTTTAACATGAACTCGACACCCACGCATGAAAATTGGTTCAAACGTAACTGGGTTTCCCGTATTAAAAAGACCCTCGGAAAAAACGTCACGATTGTTTTAGGGCATGATCACGAGCCTTGGGAAGAAAAAGTTCACGGTATCCGGGTTATCAATGTGGGATCTCCTACACAGATGAAAGTGAATGATACATTCCCTCGGAGATTCATGACCTGGGAAGATGGAGAAATTGAGTTCATACCTGTAAATCGTGGAATGAAAGAGGTGAAGGTAACTGAATTGAGTGATGTTCCAGAAGGGATTGACCGGGTTGTTCTCGATATTGAAGTGAAGACGCACGACGATGAGGTTAAGCTGAGAAACTTGATAGACGATCTAAAGGCCCGTGGTGTTGAGTACGTGGACAAAACAAACCTGTTTAAGGAAACCACGGAAATCACAGGGGTGAGTGCGGGGATGAGTATAAGCCAGTCCTTCAAAGACTACCTCGAGGAACAAAATTTATCCAACGAATTGAAAGAAGTTGCCACCGACTTGATGGTGGAAATGGGGATGTTATGAGTTTACTGCTTACAAAGATAGAGATTAAAAACTTCGGGCCCTACGTGGGAAAACATGCGATAACTTTTAAAGAAGGGTACACGTCTTTTATCGGTCGGAACGGGCATGGAAAGAGTATCTTGGGTATGGCAATGCCGTGGATACTCGGGGGAGCCAAAGCCGTGGGTTCCCATGAGGCAGACTTCAAGACGCTAGGTGCGGGGACTTCCCCGTGGGGCAGGGCCACTTTTTCCGGTAACGGGAAAGAAATAATCGTAGAGAGATCCTCGGCAAAAGCCTCTGTCACGGTTGACGGTGAGAAAGTCGCCAACACTAAAGTAGGAGCTTTGGAGGAGATAGAGCGATTGTTTAAAGTCACCCCCGCTACCTTGGGGGCCACAAATTACATCGCCCAGGGTGAGATGCAGAACCTCGTGAGTAGGAAGTCTGACATTCGTGTGAAGACCGTGGAATCCGTGATAGGGACTGAGAACTTCAAAAATCTTGAATCTGTGTACCGGAAGAAAACAAAAGGCCCACGGAGTGTCGTCAACGAGTACGATGATGGCCCATACCAAAAGGCAAAAGCCATTATATCCGTTCTCGAAGATGACATAAGTAAGATTGAGAAAGACATACAGAGGAAACAAGCTGAAGTGAAAAAACTGAATCTTGATGTTTTAAGAAACAAGGTTAAAGTCACTAACAAGGAGCTTCAGGTTTACATCGAGTTAGAGGATGAACTGGAGAGATTGCGGGATGAAAGAGAAAGTCAAAAAGTTAGTATGGAGAGTATGGAGAAGCGTATTAAGGAACTGAAATTGGCTATGGACAGAGTAAACACCACTCTCGACACTTTGCCGAATCAGGAGATTGATAAAGTCGAGGCTGAGTACACCGAGGCAAAGAGGGGGCACGACGCAGCCCTTCAGGACATGGAGGATATGGGTGTGTCCGTTTACAACCTAAACAAAAAACTTCACACGCTTCAGGGGCAAATTTCCGTGGTGTCAAAGCCTCTTGAGGAGTACAGTGAAAAAGAACACAAGCGGTTGATTGAAAAACTCAAGAAAGAGCGACGGGAGTACATTCGGTTATCCACGAATATCGAGGATCTTGCCCGAGTCATTCAATCGTGCGAGTCAGACGCAGGGGTGTGCTCTCGCTGTGGCAGTGAACTCACAAAAGATCATCTTTCCCACCTGACTAGGCAATTAAAGGCAGACGAGGAAAAGTATCTCAAACTTGACAAAATATTTGAGCATTCTGTGAAACTTGAAGAGGATTTTTGTAAGCTCAAAAGTATGTGGGAGTCCTACAACAGCCGAACGGAAAGTAATGAAGAAATTCACAAAGAAATCGAGTACATACAGGTTCAATTAAAAGAGGCTCTTAAAAAAATGAATTTAAAATCCAAAACGGAGAGCGAATTGCTACGGACGTTGAACGATGTTGAGCATGAATTGAAGTCAATCCGGGAGACGAGGGTTCACAGGGAAACGCTCGTTGGTGAATACCAAAAGTATGCAATAGATGCTGTGTGTGTTAAGGATCTTTTAAAAGACTTCAAAGCCAAGTACACGAAAACGTATAAGGATATAACTCACATCGAAATGGTGTTAAAAGAGGGCGAAAGTTCCTATGACCATCTTGTCACGGAAATGAATGAGTTGAACGCACGAATAGAGTCGAAGGAGTCCACTGAGCGATCCTTAAAGTATGCTCTGGACGCTTTAGTAAGCACGAGAGACGATAAAAAAATAGACCTTTACGAGGCGAGAGGGTTTTTTGGTCGATTCGAGGACGGGCACGAAAAATTTCTGAGTGCAAAAGATGAACTGAGCTACCTCAGCCAGGCAAAGAAAATCGTGATGAACTTCAGACACAGCTACCAGAATAAGATCAAACCGTCCATTGAGAGCATTGTGAATCAAGTTTATTCTGCTGTCGGGGATGGAGAGTACACAGCCATCGCACTCGACGATCAGTACGAGATAACCGGGAAGAAAGGGGACTACGACGTGCCTTCCTCCGTATTCTCTGGTGCTGAGAAGGATACCCTGGCCTTTGCCTTCCGAGTGGCCCTGTCAAGGCTTAAACAGCTTATCTCAGGGAATCCACTTGGCATCATGATTATCGACGAGCCCACGGCTCAATTTGATAACCATAGAATCGATAATTTTATCCACGTTCTCGACCGGATGGGTGACTTGGTTCCGCAGATTGTGTGCATCACGCACAATGAAAAACTTAAACAGATAGGCAGAAGCTACTCCGTGACCATGAGGAATGGCATCAGTAGTGTCAAAGGAGACTGAGATGATTAGAAAGCTATTTATTTACAACAAGGATTTTTCGTCCGCAACGTACAGAGGCAGGAAAGAAGTCATTAAAGATGGCGTGACGACTTACGAAAATGAGTCTGTTCCTAAAAATCTGTACTGGCGATGCATGGATGTTATCGAGTCAGACGCAATGACCCCCTACGAATTTTGTTTCCGGGCCATGGTTGCCGTTGCAAAGCAGTTGAGCATGAATAAGGACATCGGTAAACCAACTCCGGAATGTTTCGTGTACCACGAGGTCATGCGGGGAAATGAGTTTTTACACATCTACCTTTACAGTAAGGAAATGGACGCAGAGTTTGAAAAAACGTATCTTGGAAGACAGGTTGACAAGGTAAAATTCGACATGAAAGGGGAGAAGGTTACGGAAATTAAGTCCGTTGGTTACGAATATGACCACAGTGAATCCACCCGAGTCTTTCAAGATTTCGACGGTTCCCCAGAAACCCTGATTCAACCTCTTATTGTGAATGAACCTGAAGCAGGAAAAATTGTTGTTAAAGGCAACATGTTTCTTATCCAGTTTGAGCAAGGTTCAGACATCTTTGAGCACATGGCCCGGGCAAAAAGGGAAATGGATGACAGGATAGACAGCATGCCATCAAGAGCCGAAGTCCTGGACGAAAGGAGAGCCCTCGCACTAAAGCTAAAGGAGAATAGGAAAGCGAATAAGAAGGAAAACCCAGTGAGTCCTTTTGATCCAACCGCTAGGTACGCCCATTGGCTAAGTCCTTAACAAGAGACATAACATCATCTATTCTCCGTCCCGCCTGCTCCGCATGAATACGGTTGGCGAGTCTTAAATCTGCGATGGAAGTGACCTGGTATTCAAGAGCCGTGGTCACTCTCGTCAGATCCTCACGAGTCGAGTACATGATCGCATGCAGTTTTTTTACCTCGTGAAACATGTTTGACTTCACTTTTTCGCATTTATCTTGCATCTCCTCCTTATTTTTTTCATTTTCGATCTCCATGTGCTCAAGTCTTCCAACTAAATCCTTAACCTTGTACTGGTTATATAGTACATAGGCCATAAAGGGAACCAGAGACACTACAAGCGTTATTATTGATGTTGCATCCATAGGGGAACGCTCAGTTCTTTCTTTGGCTAATTTCTTCCCTCATCGTATCCAATTTGCTGTCCAACTTTTGTAAAAGTTTCTTGTTTTCATCGGCAGCTTTCGTTTGATATTCAATGTGGGTTTCTAGTCGTGTGATACGCACACTGTGGGCCTCGAGTAAGTCCTTGTGAACTGTATCCCTTTTCTTTATGATTTTTTCAGTATCCTGTTGATGAACACCTAGAGCCTTTTCTATGGCAAGTGTGTGTCTATTAACCTCGTCTATCTGTGTTTCCATTTTGTAGATCCTACTTTTTAGGGCCCAATACACAAATAAAAACATGAGGATGACTGAAAGGACGTGGATGAGGAGTCTTGCATCATCAGGGTTCATCACATACCCCCATATTCTTCATGTGCGATTAGATCGGTTATCGTTGTGGATAATTCACTACTGCCCCGTGATGCCAGAGTGTCCAACGCTGAGACTACATTATCGGGGACTCCCTCTGGGTAATCAGAGGCAGTCGCAGGAGTATAAAGTATTTTATATCCACTAATTTCAGCACTTGGAAGTGCCACAAGGCTACCTGTCCGCATGGAGTATCTCCTTAAAACGCATTGAATGCTGTGGTTTCGTCCGAGGTATCAATGCCTTCTATATCAAAGGCAGACATCGGAGTACCCACCCTGACAATTTCATCAGGCCACATTCGGAAGGTTAAAGAATTGACGACAACACAGATGCAGTCCGTGTTTGCGTTGTGAGTGAAGGTGAAGTCTGTCACAGTAGCACCTTCGGTGTCATGTACGATTTCATTACAAATGGCTACGTCACCATCAATGTTTGCATCAAAAGACAGAAGAGTGTCGTTTAACCCTGAGTTACTTTCATTTGTGGGGTAAACGAGTATTTTTTCCAGGCCATCCACCGGGTCATTTATGTTTGACCACATGGCAGCAATGGCGTTGGTTCCCAATCCGTGAGAAATAGTGTAGCTTGAGCTACCCGACACGGAATATTGGTGGTCGGTGTTTATAACACAGGTAATCATTCCGGACATGGCCGAGGGCCAGATGACATTGATATTATCGTCATCCACGTAGACTATTTTATCCGGGTGAACAACTTTGTCACTTGAATCTAAAATTTGAGGGACTACAAAACCACCAAGTCCGTGGTTAATATTCCACGTATCAGAGGCTGTTGATACAGTCTCTGAGTACGTGCTTTGTGTGGGCACAACAGGGCTCGAAAGCCCATTGCCAGTGACGACCTGGTGCATGAAGTTATGTTCTGCCCTCATAGCATACGCCTTAGAAAGACTTTATTTCCATGACAACAATGCGACCAGACGCACCCGCCACGGAGCCTTTTGCATGGATATGCCACTCGTTTGCTGTGACTCCAGTGTCATCCCCGGGAACTTTGATGTAATAGGGTACGTTGGCAGCCAGGAACATGTGAGCAGTTGCGTCGGTACACGCAGGTGTGTTTCCTCGTGCAAACCGAACCATAATGTCAATGTTCGAAGTGACCTGAATAAGCATCCCTTTTGGGTCGTTCACATCAGACACAGCGATGACGGAATCCGATATAGCCGTATTGGATATGTCCGAATGCTCGTTAAACGTATGTACTTGGACAGCTTGTCCTTTTTGGTTCAATGGTGTTCTCATACAAAAATACCTCGCAGTACCATGTTACCAAAAAGGAGAGTTGTTTCGCTACATATTGTTGTCCAGGTGGCCTTGAGTATATTTTTTATTATGCCTGTCAATCAAAGTTTTCACGTACCCGAGAGCGGAGTCCCTCTCAAAAACCGTAACCGCACCCTTTGCCTCAAATTTATCTATCAAAAAACCTTCGATAAATGTACCCAGGTTTTTTACAAGCATCCTCGTGTCATCCAGTTCTTCACGAAGTGATTCCTTTTCCTCTACCTTTTCTTCAATTACTGTATCATTTTTTTCTTTGTTCATAGTAACCTCCATCGATTGAGATTACATAATATCACACAGTATCGGCATCCTCAAACTCAGGAATTTTCATACGAAGAACTTCGTACCCAAGGATGATGAAAACGTCACGGATAGTCTCTGCTTCATCTGGTATCGGGAGTGCTGCCATCGCATCATATTCATCAGGTGAAAGCCCCGCTTGCTTGGTAACTGGCAGAGGGTCAGCTCCACTGTCTCTGCTGTCTTTATCCTTGTAACCGATTGCAGTTACTTCAGCCTGCTTCAGGTTGTCGTTTATTTCCACGGATAAAACCTTTTGATAATTTGAACTTATACCCGTGTTACCCATCGGTAATTCTGCGTTAAAACCCATTTTGTCCTCCTTATGACAGTGAAACTGTTCCTGATTTTATGGTTGATCCGTCTGAATATTTCACTTTGAACGTCAGCGTGTTCCCCGATTCGTTAAGTGATATTGTGCAATCGTTAGCGTTCATCAATGAGTCTGTGAGAGCATCATCAACTCTGACGGTAAATGTACTTTGATAAAAAAACATTGTTCTTCTAGGTGAGTCCCCAACGGTGTGAGCCTGATAAAATCCAAGTCTAACCGCTGACGTACCAGATTCACCACCGAAATAGACTGGCCCTAAACCGCCACTTTGTGATGACGCTTTGAAAATTTGGTGATTATCACTTAAACTATA